GGGGGGGGGTATTTGCCAAGCGATAAGGGCAACAGACTACAAAGATCCTCCGAAAGTGCTTGTGGAATCTACGACCCATACAATAAAGCATTGTACAAAATGATATGTCCTACCCTATTGGCGAGCGACTACAAACATTTGAAATATGTAATTGAGGAACTATGAAATGGCAAATAAGGTACGCTGCATACAACTGGGGAATATCGCCGTAGGAAAGAGTTGGGATAATCCTCAGAGCGGAAGAATTTATTCCGTAGACGGAATTGCCCCGACCTTAAACACTTGTGGGGGGGCAATTTAGAACCAAAGATATTAGAAATCAAGGAAAGGAAAGAAGATATTGCAGACCGGGATTAAAAGGTTAGGCAATATTCTCCCCACTTCCACGAGAGAAAACCCAAACCAAGGGAGAGTGTATGATACCGGCGGCATAGCTCCGGCAATCACGAGTGGGGGGTACTGTACCTTGCGTAATAACAGAGACGGAGGCTAAACATATTGCAGAATCAGAACAATAGATTGTGCAATATCTCTTCCACAAACTCATGTGGGGGGGGTACTCACAGTTACCAGAAAGAGCAGACCGTATGTGAACTCAGAAGCGATGAGGGAATAAGATTTTTCAAAGATGGCTGCTGCGGAACTTTAAGAACGATAGACGGATGTGGAGACAAATGTGTGATTGAGAGAATAATTTGTGCGTCAAGAGGGAGAAATCCCACGAACCCATCTGACAGAACTGTAGGCGCACCAACAGAACAACGGTTAGAACCGAACTCGCAAGGGATATGCAATACGCTTACGAGTGTTGCGAAAGACAATTATGTTTTGGAGATAAGGACGGTGGATGATGGATAAAGAGTATATAGGCATCAAGCAGGCAACGGCAAAAGGCTACATAGAATGTGAGATAGGCGGTGTTGCAGATTTCTCTTATCCTACAAGTAAGATACGGAGAGGAAGAGTACAGGGCGGCGGTCATGTTTGCCCGACACTAACAGCACAGAGCATGGGTATCTGCCGTATTGAAAAATTTGATCGGGGGGGGGCAAGACGGTATGCAGCATAATGATATTTCAGAAGATAAGGAGATTGATGTGGCAAAAGTAGGACAGGTTTCCACAGATGGAAGTCAGTGCGGATCAGTTTATTCAGACGATGGCACTGCACCAACACTGACTGCCGGAACACACGGAGATGCGAACTCAAAGGTATGTACAGAGTATCGCATACGAAAACTCACACCAAAAGAGTGTTGGAGACTGATGGATTTCTCAGATGAGGATTTCCGTAAGGCAGAGAAAGTAAACAGTAACACTCAACTTTACAAACAGGCCGGAAACAGTATTGTTGTAAATGTTCTGGTAGCAATTTTAGGGCAGTTATTCTCTGGAAAAGAGGATGCGTATAAAAACTGTAAAGTAAAAACAGAAAGGTAGGAAAGGATAATGCAGAAATTGAAACAAACAATCGTTAAAAGAAAATCACATACCACAGATGAGGGAACAATGGGATTTCACGATTATGTTGAAAAGAAAGAGGACTTTTCCGAGTTCGTTGGAAGAGTAACGGATGCCTGCGAGGCGGTTGATGGAAAATTCCTGAGTGTGTCATATCCGAGTGAGGATGTCGCAGTTATTCTTTACAAGTGGTCTGACGGATTACATTAAATTTTTTTGCAGAAAATGTTTAGTCAACCAAACAAAAATAATTTGAAAGGAGAAAATTCAGTATGTTTGGAAAAACAGAAAAGGAAAAACAGGAAGATAACAAGGAAACAGACGTTGAGTATGCAGACTATGAGATCTGCCGGAAAAGCAAGGTAGGAGAGTATTTACAGACCGGTCAGGAGTTTTTTGTCGCTGATATGAAAAAGAAAAAGATTTACAGCTCCAATGACCTGAGACTGAGAGAACTGTCTGAAAAACTGGATTTAGAGCACACATTCGTATTCAAAGAAGCAAATTATATGTAAATCACAAGGAGGACGTATGAACGAACATAAAAGCAGTGCCGGAAAAGGCGGTATGGGATTTTTAGGAGTATTACAGATCGTATTCATTGTTTTGAAACTTTGCAAGCTGATTAAGTGGTCGTGGCCGGTGGTTCTCATTCCTTTGTGGATTGAGATTGCATGGATTGTACTTGTCCTGCTTCTGGTACTTATCGTGAGCATCGCAAAAGCAAACAGAAAATAACAGGAGGCAGATATGACACAGAAACAGTTAAGAGACCTCAATACAATCGTGGAAACCTACGGTTCGGATAAACAGGAAGATATGGCAATCGAAGAGTGTTCGGAACTCATCAAAGCCATTCTGAAATTCCGCCGGAGCAACGCAAAGGATTCCGATTTGAGAGACGCAGTTATTGATGAAATCGCAGACGTACAGATCATGCTCACACAGCTTGGAATTATTTTCAACTGCGTGGAAGAGGTCAATGAGCGTATTGATTTCAAGATCGACCGCCAGATGGGTCGGATTAAGGAAAGAGAGGCAAAACGTGATGTTTGTTAAGTCTCAGGATGGAGCGGTAGTTCTGAACAACGACAGGGTAACAGAATACAGCACAGACAGCAAGTATGATGGGCGGTACAAAGTTGCTGCCCTCGTAGGAGAAAACAGAGTAGTGATTGGCAGATATTCTACGAAAGAAAAATGCAGAATGGCGATTTCAATGCTTATGGACTGCTACACCATGAATTTGCTGTTTGAAAGAGGACAAGATGAAAACCCCAGAGACTTAGTATGTGAATATGTGGCGGACCAACCACTTGGAGTGTTCGAGATGCCGCAGGAGGATGAAAGCGAAAAGGAGGACACTATGAGCAAAGAGTTTTATAGAGGGGAAATTTTCTATATCCGCAACGAGAGTGAATATAGCGGAAATGTACAGGGGGGGGTAGATCTGCGGTAATCATAAGTAATGACATTGGCAACAACGCAGGTCCTATATTGGAAGTGGTTTACCTTACCACCCAGGAAAAGAAACCGTTGCCGACACACGTTAAAATTAACAGTTCAAAATATCCGTCCACTGTGCTTTGTGAGCAGATTGACACGGTAAATAAGGATAAGGTTGGAGACTACATAGGGCAGTGTTCTATGGCGGAAATGAAAAAGATTGATGCAGCGTTGGCAGTAAGTATCGGCATTGGAATTAACATCAAATCGAATGATCTGGTAAAGAAGTGGGCGGAAGCTGCAAATGAAGCAGTGAAGCCAAACGAGAAAGAACCTGAACCTATTGCAGAAAAGGTGGAGATGCCGGACATTGAGACACAGTTGGAAATTGCAAAGATAACTGCTGAGAGGGACGTATACAAACGATTATACGAGGAAGCAATGGCGCGGAGATAGGAGGAAGCATGGCTCTAATAAAGAGAGATAGAGAAAACTTCTGGATGTTAAATTGGCTTGATGAATACATGACCGGTCACAAAGGATTTATATGTGGAGGATGTTTCAAAAACATATTCAATAAAGAAAAGGTAAAGGACCTTGATATTTTCTTTGAGAATGAAAGCGATTTTGATGATGCTGTACAGTATTTTGACAGTCAGACACCAGGATATGACGGAGACGATGTAAGAGATGAGAAATATCATTTCCACTACGAAAACGACAATGTAAAGGCATACAAACACATTGAAACAGGTGTTGTGATTGAACTTTGTTGCAAAATATTTGGAAAACCGGAAGAAATTCTGAATAAGTTCGATTTCACAATCACGAAGTTCGCATATTACAAAGAGGAAGTAGAGGATGAAACTGGTGCGGTAGCGAAAAGACAAGAACTTCCGTTTGAAACTCTGGAAGATGAGCATTTCTTAGATGAAATTGGAATACCGGAAACACACATTGAGTACAAAATCCTGATGGATGATGCGTTTTTTGAACATCTACATCTTAAACGGATTGTAATTGATAAAGATATTCCATTTCCAATGAGCACTTTTGAACGGATGCTGAGATATGCAAAGTACGGATATTTCCCATGCAAAGAAACAAAGATGAAGATAATCAATGCACTTAGGGATTTGACAGACGAACAGGTTGAATTATCTGAAAGCCTTTATGACGGCATGGATTAAGGAGGAAAGATGAAAAAGACAGCGAGAGTAATTATCACATCAAAGTGCGACCGGAAGTGCCCGGGGTGCTGCAACAGCAAATTGGACTACACATCATTGGCGAAAGTGATTGGCGGTATCACGGCATTAAAGGACTATGAGGAAGTTGTGATTACCGGCGGAGAGCCTATGATAAATCCGGCACAGCTCTACACAGTCATTAAAATGCTCAGAAAGCAGAATAAGAGACAGAAAATCTATCTTTATACGGCTTGTCTGACAATGGACGATCATCCGGTAATTTTAAAACACTTGGATGGTATCACAGTAACAGTCCATGCAGAAGCCACAGATGAGGATATTCGTAATCTGAAATACATGAGTTCCAATCTCTACGATGAGGACTTGGATATGCGCCTGTTTATCGACAAGAGGGTGTACGACAGGTACGACTTATCTAATATCTGCATGAAAACATGGGATGTAGTGAGAAAACTGGAATGGAAAGAAAAGTGCGATCCGGCAGAAAACGAAGAACTGTTTTTGTGGAATCTTTATTAAGGAGGCTGCCATGGAAACTTATAGAGTTGTATCAATTACAGACAGAAAAGGCAATCCGAGAATTGAGGGCAGATGCCCTCTCAGAGTAGGGAGAATGTGCAAGAAACCCACTCCAAGAAACGGAGATGCCATGATGATTGAATGGTTGGCTCAGCCGGATGGAACACCGTATGTCGGCATGATTGTTACGAGTACAGTTATCGGATTCAAGACCGAGGATAGAGGAAAATACATTGAGGTAACAACCAGAAATTCAATCTACACATTTGAGAGAGTATGAGAGAAACAGAAACTTTTGAGTATATCCGCCGGAAGTACCCGGACAAGGAAGAAACATGGAGAAAAGTCACACGGCTTGTTAAGTTTGATGAGAATTTGGAAGTAAAGAGTGTGCATGACTTCAACATGGAGTGCTACATATCATCATTTGGCAGACTCATACGGAATGGGATCCTATGCAATATGGCATACGGAGATAAATACGATATTTCCAGTATGTTCACAGATACAGACGGAAACCAAGTGCGATTTAAGAGACACCAGATAGTTATGCAGACGTTCTACATGGGTAACAGACGGCGGTATGACACAGTAGACCATATAAACAACAGAGAGAGGTTCGACAACAGCATATACAACCTGAGATGGGCTGATAAAAGAGTACAGTGCGGAAACCGCAGGGACAAGCCGGGGAAACATCGCATGGTTATCTGCATAGGCGATGAGGAAGAAATCTTTTTCTCATGTCGTGAGGCGGAACGACTGTACAATCTACCGCCGAACTCGGTCGGTAAGGTATGCCGCGGAGAACTAGAATCCATATATGGTTACAGATTTGGATATTTATAAGGAGATCAGAAATGGGAAAAGATTGGACCGGAAATGGCAAGAGCATTTTTACAACTCTTGGTGCATCCAACCACACAGAGAAAGAAAGAGAGATTAACGACTACTATGCGACAGACCCTATCGCAGTAGACGCATTGTTACAGGGGGGGGGCAGAGCTGAATCATAAGATTTGGGAGTGCTCTGCAGGACAAGGACACTTATCAGAACGTCTCATAGAACTTGGGTACGAGGTACGCAGTACGGACCTTATCGACAGAGGGTATGGAGAGGGTGGAATAGACTTCTTGCAGACAACAGAAATGTGGGATGGCGATATTCTTACCAATCCTCCGTACAAGTACGCAAAAGAGTTCATTGAACACGCAATGACGATCATACCGGACGGGAGAAAGGTGTTCATGTTCCTTAAATTACAGTTCTTGGAGGGAAAGGCAAGAGGCGAGCTGTTTAAGAAATACCCTCCGAGATATGTATATGTGTCACGCAGCCGTATTCTGTGCGCCAAAAATGGAATGTTTGAGGAAATGAAAGCCGGAGGCGGAAGTGCAGTTGCGTATGCGTGGTATGAGTTTCAAAAAGGTTATAAGGGAGTGAGCATTATTAAGTGGATAAATTAGATTTTGGTTACTACAACATGGACTGTATGGCCGGCATGAAACTTTTCCCTGATAAATACTTTGATGTGGCAATCGTAGACCCACCATACGGAATCAATGCGCCGAACATGGCGATGGGAACCAATAAGAGCCGGACGAAGAACGGTTATCCAGCCGAAAGCACCGCAAGCAGATTGAAACGGAGTGGACAGGTAAAGGAATGGGATAGCAAACCGCCAACGGAGGAATACTTCAAAGAATTGTTCCGCGTATCGAAAAATCAGATTATATGGGGCGGAAATTATTTCAATCTGCCACCAACAAAGTGTTTTGTTGTATGGGATAAGGTGCAGCCGTGGGATGCCTTTTCACAAGCGGAGATTGCGTGGACTTCTTACAATCTCCCGGCAAAACTGTTCAGATGCTCAAACACTGGCGGAACAAATTCAGAGAAGCGCATCCATCCAACCCAGAAACCGATAGCATTGTACGAATATCTAGTAGGTGCTTTTAAGCTATCGGGGGGGGTGGTGCTTGACACACATGTAGGATCTGCGTCAAGCCTCATCGCATATCACAGAACCGGCGTGAGGTTTGTAGGGTTTGAGATAGACACCGAGATGTATGAGGTTTCAAATGCGAGACTGGAAAGAGAAAAAGCACAATTATCCCTATTCGATTTAGGGATGGAAAGGAATGGAGATGAGTAGTTTTGTACCGATTTACGCGGTTGATTTTGACGGAACACTCTGCGAAAGTAAGTGGCCCGGAATTGGCGCGCCGAACAAAAAACTGATACAGCATCTTGTTCAACGCAGAACAGAGGGAGCAAAAGTGATCCTTTGGACTTGCAGAGTGGAAGAACATCTGAAAGAAGCGGTGGACTGGTGCAGTAAATTTGGCTTAGAGTTCGATGCGGTCAATGATAATCTGCCGGAAAACGTTGAAAAATATGGTAACAATCCAAGAAAAGTGTATGCCACTTGCTATATTGACGATTTGGCTGTGGATAAAAGAAAATACGATCTTCCGTTTCATGCGGACGAAAAGATCGACTATTCAAAATTCGATAAATACCCTATCGGAAGTGAGTGGATGTTAAAAACGGAATATGCAGAGCTTCCGGTGGTAGTAGAAGAGGTAAATGCTTTTCACGGGTATATCAGTGTAAGAAGCACGAGCGAAGAGGATAAATTTAGATATTTTAAGGTTCGCCGTGATATTGAATGGTTTTATGACAAATTATTTCCAAAGGAGTGATGCGTTTATGAAGAAAAAGAAAATCAATCCGCAAGAATTTGACTGTGGATGCTGTGGAAATCAGATTTATAAGAGCCGCCTTAGAGACGAGGTAAAGTGTTGTTATTGCGGTTATATCAATCATGTAGGGAAATACACAGGTAGGAGGAAGAGACTTGGATAAAACGAAAATAGAGTGGGCTGACAGCACATGGAATCCGATTACCGGCTGCCGTCATAAATGCCCTTATTGTTATGCTAGAGGTATTGCAAACCGCTTTGTATCACGGAAAGGATGCCATCTGGTAGAACCTGAGACATACAAACTCGGAGACGATGGTTCTGAAACTTATGAAATCAATGAGCAACCGTATTATGTTGATGATGAGACCGGAAAACAATTCAGATGTGCCTATCCGCATGGATTTGTGCCGACAATCCACAGATACCGCATGGGAGAATACAGAGACAAAAAGAGGCAGAGAAATATCTTTGTCGGTTCAATGTCGGATGTGTTTGGAGAGTGGGTTCCTGATAGATGGATCAGGGAAGTGTTTAATGCTTGTGAGAAAGCTCCACAGCATAATTACCTCTTCCTCACGAAGAATCCCAGAAGATATATGGAGCTGCATCATTACGGAGAATTACCACTCAGAGATAATATGTGGTACGGAACGACAGTCACAGATCCAGATACGGAGTATATGGGGCAGGACGGACACTATGAGTTCCATACGTTTTTGTCAGTAGAGCCTATACTGGCAGACTTCGGAGAGCTGAGTGAGAAATCATACATCCCGGAGTGGATAATCGTAGGAGCTGAGACTGGCAGCAGAAAAGATAAAGTCATACCAAGACGAGAATGGATTGAAAATATTGTGGAGCAGTGCAGAAAGTACAACATACCGGTATTTATGAAACCGAGCCTCACGGACATTTGGGGCGAAGAACTCATTCAAGAGTTTCCGAAAGCCCTTATTCATGCCTGATTTATTCCAGAGCATTGATAAGAATATGCTTAAATCGCCGGTAGCGTACTGCAAAACACATAAAGGGTATCTATCAACGAAGCAAATGAAAGTCCATAAGTGCCTGCAGATAGGATGCACTGGACTGGAAAGGTTGGAACATCCCTACTGGGAGGAACGCCAACGGAAAAAGGATGAAGCAAAGAGGAAAAAGAAGCAACAGTAAATTGGTTCACGTTTCATTTGATGAAGTAGAGAGATTTGTTCCGAGAGTTCCGAAACAGATTTGCCCGGATGAGGATAACACCACTCCGAGGATATGCGTAGCACCTAACATATTGAGTGCAATCCAGGCGATGCCGCAAGGCGGAACAGTGGCGTACAACATGGCAAGAATCGGTGTGCCGGTTGTTATCCATGCGTATTACATAGAGAGTGATGCTATCCTCATGCCGGAGCAGATAGCGGATAAAGTGCCGGATGCCGTTGCCACAGGAGAAATGTGGGTTATGGCAGTTCCGGCAGCAGTCCGGCGGATAGATTACGAGATTGTTGATCCGTATGTGCCTATGAGGATTGATAGGAATGGCACGAGAGAACGATTTCTTGTATGGTACGGAGAATTGAAACGGGTTCGGTATCAGGATAATTGGAGAAATCTATCTACCAGAACAGCCAGAAATCAAAAGGCGGTAGAGTGGTTTATGGAAAATAAGCCAGACATATCGTACAGAACATTTATGTCAAATATGGACGATGAACTATTGAAATCATTCCATGTGGAATTACAGGAGGTATGGGAGTGAACAAACAGAAGAAATTAGCAAAGCAGAACACGCCGTTGTATAAGAGAGTACCGACACTTAATCTGGTGGACTATTCAGATATAAAAGTGCCGCTAGTAGTGATATATGACAGCCCGAAAGACTTTCCGGGAAAAGTGGTGGCAAGAGTATGTGACGGAGAGAAGAATCGGCCAACGAATGTTTACTGCGAATATGAAAACCTTAAAAGATGCGAAGATGATGTAATGTCAGCCGGATTTATTTTTAAGTTCCCGAGGACACCGGAGGACGATGCGTGCATTGTTGAAACATACATGAGATAGGAGGGTAACGCCATGGCAAAGAAAAGAAGTTGCCGCAGAACTGCGGACGAGGATAAGATTCACGAAAAAGCCGTAAAGATGCGGAAAATGACAGATGAGCAGTTGGTACATTATGTCGAGGACAGAGTAGAGAAAGCCAGAAGCGAGGGTTTTAATCAGGGTAAAAAGTCCTCCGGCGGAGCGGATATTAACAAATTTCTCAAAGAGATTTCTTCAATCAAAGGAATTGGAGATGCTACAATCTGCAAAATTGCGGATCATTTCAGAAAGGCAGGAAACCAGAATGAATAAGACGGCTTTGCAGAGGTTCGAGGAACGGAACGAAAAGGCGTGCTGCCTTAACTGCGAAAAGCTGATAGTTAAACACACAAAGACAGGACATATAAATTTCTGCGGAGAGAGCGAGAAAATCATTCTGGATATGTTTCTTGATGTCGGAACCAACTTCTCAGGGTGCAAATATGCAAGAAAGGAGTCAGCAGATGATTAAAACATGGTTCAAGGAGTACGAAAAGATCAAGGACAAGGCAGTTGTGGTATATCCGTATGAATGGGATTGTATGTCAGAGAAACAGCGGAATAAGATTCTTTCTAAGAAAACCGTTATTATGAGCGGAGAAAGCGGATATGCCTGTAAATATTATGAGATTATCGGAAACGTGAATAATCTGTCTGAACATGACTGTGCAATCATAGCAGACGGTGGAAACCTCTGTTTTGGTTACAGAATGGAGGGACAGAGAATAGTGGTATATACAGATTAAGGAGGATATGCGATGATTACAGCAAAAGAATTGGCAGAAAAGCTCAATGGGAGAGCATACGGAGATAGTTTTGACGATGTGAAGCAGGAAGCAAAGGAAAGCGGTCTGGTTATTGTTTACGGTGCATCTGATGATCTCATGGAGTTTGATGGGGCAATCTATGATGAGGGCGGTTGCTTCGATGGAGGAAGAGTATACTTTGACAGAAACGGTGTGGATCAGGAGGGAGAAGAACGTGCAAATTGGATAGATGCTGTCTGGTGTGATGGCATGAACAGGGACGGACTTCCGGCAGTATGGACTTACAAAACAGACATTCCTTGCGAACACTTTGACATCTGGGAAGATGGAGAGATTTATTGTGTAGGTCTTGTATTCTCAATCGAGGATCTGAAATGAAAACCGCTGAAACTGTAGCACTGGAAAAAGCGATCAGACGAGCCACAAGAAAGACCGGTGTATTTGGCTGCTATGAGGTAACAATCGGATTTTGCGGAAGAGAAAGAGTTGATTACATGACCTATGACACCAAGGGAGTGTTCCGGTGCTATGAAATTAAGGTGTCGAAAGCGGACTTCCATAGTGCTGCTGCAAAATCCTTTGTAGGCCATTACAACTATTATGTTCTCACAAGGGAATTATACAATCAGGTCAAGGAAGAGATACCGGACTGGATTGGTGTCTATATCGGAGATTACTGCGCTAAGAAAGCAAAGAAACAGGATTTATCCGGCAGAGAGTATAAAATGCGCCGTTCAGTCAATGGACGCAGTACAGAGGTATCTACTCTGTGGGTAGATATGCTCAAAGAGAGCATGATTCGTTCGTTGTATCGGGATTCTGATAAGCTGATACAGACGGAGGATGAGCAGTATATAAGCCGTCTCAGAAGTCAGATTGATAAGGCAAGGACTGAAAGGGACAGAGAATCCAAGAAGTACCTCAGATTATGGAAAACCGTAAGGAAAGAATTTGGCGATGAAAAGGCATGGGAACTCATAGAAAAGGCAGAGGAATAAAACCTCTGCCTTAAATCATTTTCTGCCATTTATGGCAATCACTACATCATCAAAACCAGAATCGGAGTAGCAAGTGCCCTCCTGAGAAAGAGTTGTACCGGGCTGCAATTCCTGGTTATCATCCATAAAAGATAATTCGCTAAAATTAACCATCTTCCCATCTTTAAGGTACACCACATCCATACATACATAATCTGCGGCGGAAGTTCCGTTGTTTGTCACGGATGCAACAATGCCGCTGTCGGTAGTATTGTAGTCAACGGATAAGTCAGAATAGACAGGAGAGTATTCCTTTTCCTCTGATACCGACAGTGTGTAATCGAAACTATCAATCTTATCCCATTCATCAAATGTGGTCCATATACCGGCTGTTTGCCCTGGAGCAACCGCTTTTGTTCCATCACTGGAAGAACCAACCATACTGCCGGAAGAATCCAATGCGGTCACATTCAGATCAATACTCACAACTTTATCTGAATTGTTTGTTACATACATAACGTAATACATAAAAGAATCATCCACAGTACAGGAATAATCCTGCGTACTCATCAAATCTGCAAGGTCTGTTTTTTCTTTACTTTCTGTCGCAGTCGTGACCGCAGCAGTGCCATTTTTGGTAGATGTACCGCCACCACAACCAGTCAAAAGAACGGCCGACAGTAACAGTATGGCAAAATATCTCATCTTCATAGACATATCCTCCCTATATAAATGTTTAGTCCATTATACATCAATGTGTCCATCAATGCCACATTATTCACTCGCCTTGAAATTATATATAGGTTTCAGAATCGCAAGAATATCAACGGTTTCTCCAATACATTCCACAATCTCATCAATAGGCTTGTATGCCATCGGTGCCTCATCTATGGTTTCCTCTGATACGGAAGTAGTGTAGATGCCATCCATAGAGTTTGAGTAATCACTCATGTTTAGAGTTTCCCTTGCTTTCATTCGTGACATAATCCGTCCAGCTCCATGCGGCGCAGAACAGTTCCAATCCTCATTTCCCTTGCCAGTTCCGAGAATACACCAATCACGCATATTGATAGGGATAAGAACCTTTTCTCCGTACTTGGCAGAGATAGCACCTTTACGGACGATGTTGGAGTCGTGGTCGATATAATTGTGGATGCACTCAAAGAAGTCCGGCATATCTGCATCAACACCCCATCCCATGTGATTGCATATAATCTGAGCAATCATAACACGGTTCATGTAGGCAAACTTCTGACATATCCTCATATCATGGAGATACTGTTCACGGTACTTACCCTCTAAATAACAGAGGTCTTTCGGCAATTTCGGAGTGACAGCACGGAAGTTTCGGCGCAGCTCCTTGATTGCGGATTCAATCTCAGATTTTCTTCCAGCAGCTTTGTAGTCGGCAATGAGCTTTTCCTGACGATCATACAAATCATCCTTACCGCACATCAACTCATAGGCAAGGTTCTGATAGTAGTCTGCCACCTGTTTCCCAAGATTGCGGCTGCCAGTGTGGATAATCAGATACTTATAACCGTCCTCTGCAACATCAACCTCAATGAAATGGTTGCCGCCACCGAGAGTGCCAATAGAGCGTTCGAGACGTTTGGTATCTTTTAATTCCCGGTAACAATAAAGCTCTTTCAATTCTTCAAAACGCATTTGTCGCCCATCATGCACATTTTTCCCACTTGGAACATAGGTGCGGATAACACGATCTAAAGTATTCAATGTAACAGCATTAAAATCCCTATGCCCTAAACTGACGCAAAGCATACCGCATCCAATATCCACGCCAACGATGTTTGGAATTACTTTGTTTCCGAGATCCGCAGTAAAGCCAATGACGCATCCCTTTCCGGCGTGAACATCCGGCATGATACGAACCTTACAGTCCTTAAAGGCATCCTGAGACAGAAGAGTGTTAATCTGTTCCAAAGCCTCATCTTCGATGGTTTTTGCATAAACTTTCAAATTACTCATAGTGATCCTCCTATACTTTGTATGTTTTGTTATTTCCAGAATTTCCATTGTATTTTGTGAAAGGGCGAACCCATACACGTTTACCGGTTTTGGTAGTTCGGTAAAATCCCCTCACACTTACCTGTTCGGTAGGCTTTGTGTAGTGCCTTTTTGTACCGTCTGCAGGAACAGGTCTGCTATCAATGCGGTATGTGGTTATCAGTGGTGTAGCACCGCCGGAACGGCGCAGGATTTTTCGATGCTTATGAGAAATGCGTTTCTCTTTCTGCTCCGTAGTCTCAATGCAGTTGCGGTAATGAGTTGCAAAACACATGAGAGAATGGAACTTCAATGCCTCCTTGTATGGCGTTCTGTCAGCGGCAAGAACCATCCGGGCAACCTTTCGTTTCTCTTTGCTTAATCCGGCAGGAAAGACAATGTTTTCGATTTCCTGAGTTTTCGGATCATACCGATAATTGCAGACATACACGCCACCCATATACAGATGCAGCCTGACGAATACACCCTCCTGCTCATAATAGAATTTAATATCTTCCTCCGGCAGCTCAACCAATGCGGAGGGGATGGGGATGCGGAACTCTTCGGCATCCAACCAATCTTTATTTTGCTGATACCATTCAATGATCTTCTCTGTTTTCCCGATGGTATCGACTATGATTTTATTGCAGTTTGTAATATCAATCATGCCTAAGACCTCCATTTCTTCAATGGTTCCTTATAGCATTTGTCTATTTGGACACGTTCTTATCAAGCGGCATCGTGCGCTCCGCCGGAGATACGCGAATGTCAGGAGATCCCACTATCCTTATCCGGTTTCGCATTAAAGCCGGAAAACCTGTCAACCAACAAAGGGATGGTGTATGCCGTTGTCAACCCTCATACCGGCGGCAGTTTTCACATTAAAAACTGCCAGAAACCTGTTACACGACACTCAAATAGACAAATCTTATAAGGAACCATTACTAGATATGCGCCTCATTTGGGGCGGTAAATAATATCAACGTGGGAATCTAATGCCTGTTCAATCTTCTCATCAGTAACGCCCAAGTAGCGAGCTGTAACGGCTGCGGAACTGTGTTGATACAGTCGGCGGACCAGTTCAATGTCCTTTCCGTTCTTGTAGTAAATCTCTGTTCCGAAGTATTTACGGAACGAATGGGTGGATATATCCTCATACCCAGGACCGAGCCAGTCGCAAACCTTTTTCAGATGCTTTTGCACTGCCCGGACACCGATAGGAAATATCAGATCATCGCCCTCAATGCCCTCAGAGTCCGCATATTCAAGGAGGAAGTTGTAGACCTGTTCCTGAACCTTGAAACGGCGAACCTTTCCGGTCTTATGCTCAATAATATTAAAAGCGTGACCGGATGGCGTCTTGATAAAAGAGGAACGCCGGAGGGAGAGTGTATCTCCAATACGCAATCCTACATTCGCCTCAATAACGAGGATCGTAGCAATCCTGGGATTAGGCTGTATGCAGTCTCCAATGCCCTCATATAAAGTTTTTATGATAGTCTCGTACTGTTCATGCGTACAAGCTGTTGTTGTCTTTCCTGCCATTCTAACCATCCTCCTACTTACTGATTTTTCATCAAACCGGCAACGACATTGTTGATTGCAGTCTCAGATACAAACCCACCTTGCAACCTTACCGGGGAAAGGGAACCGTTAGGGAGGAAAAGCATATCTCCATGCCCCATGAGCTTTTCACCGCCGGCCATATCCAATGCGACCATAGAGTTTGTGACTGCACCGACACGGAGACAGATCTTTGTAGGCATATTTGCCTTAATCAATCCGGTAACAACCTTTGCAACCGGGTACTGTGTGGCAATCACAAGATGAATACCGCAGGCACGGGCTTTCTGTGCGATTCTGACGATATAGCCCTCAACGGATTTACCGCCCATGCTCATAAGGTCTGATAACTCATCAATGAATACAATATCTCTTCTCATCGGGCTGTCTGCGAACTTCTGATTGTAGCTGTCAATGTCACGGCATCCGGCAGCAGCCAGAACGGAGTAACGGCGATCCATCTCAATACAGAGGTTCTTCAATAAATCAACTGCGCCGTTCACTTCGGAAACAACCGTGCAAGCTGCGAGGTTTTTATAATACTCAAACTCGGTAGCCTTTGGGTCAATGATGTATAAGTGCATCTGAACCGGATCTTTCTTCATCAACAGGGAAAGAATGAGGTTGTGCAGCACGATTGATTTACCGGATCCGGTCATACCAGAAATAAGGATGTGGCACGCCTTGGCAATATCAATGTAATGCTTGGAACCGTCAACCGCCATACCGATCGCCATTGTGAACCCATCGGAGGACTGAAACTCATTATCAATAAGCATATCCCCCAGGAACACGGTTTCTGTACCGGTAGGAACCTCAATATACACATAGCCGTTGTCAAATCTCAATGAAGCATTGCAATGTAAGGCTGCTTGAAATTCCTTTTCATGTCTCAAAATAGCTTGTACCTGAGTTCCGGGAGCCGGTTCAATAACATACTGTGTAAGGCGTGGTCCCTGGTTGATCTTTGCAAGGGTGGAGCGGAGGCGGAAAGAGTTCAATACACTCAATATGGTTTCGGCTTCGTTCTTTACTCCATGAGATCCCCATGAGGTGTGATAAGTCATATTGCCATCAACGGCAGGGAAGATATACGGCTTTGTAAGTTCATACGCCGGAGCGGTGGCAGCGGTCTGTCTCTCTGCGGACTCTTTCAGTCCTGCATTGAGAAGTGTGCGGGCCTCGCTGTGTTTTCTGTTTGCGGTCAATGTCTCCATACAGTTAATAAATACGCTTTTCTTTCTCATGGTTCTCAATCCTTTCTTTACCGGATGCCGGTAGTACACAACTTTCTGTTTAATGCCTGTAATTCTTTGATGTGTATGTCAATAGCTTTCTGCGATTCAGTGTCACATACAAGGCGTTGCGCCTGCCCTGCGTTCTCTATCATCGTCAATACACTATCACTCAATAATGTCTGTTCTCTATCTGTCAATGAAATAACTACCATGTTCATACCTCCTACAACATATCATTACTTGAAAAAGTATTCAAAAGGATCTCATTGTCGGTTTCTGTTATATCCAGATAGTTGCCGGAATCATCAATAATACTCAATGCTTTTTCTTTGGTTATAGGTCTTTTCTCTGCGCCCCTAAAAGCGAAGCCATATCGGAACATCAAAGGCTTTTCGGATGCCTCGACAACTTCCCTCGCTTTGGCTCTATCCAAGGTACCTTTATAGAATGACATTTCTAACATTTTGTGTTACCTCCATATTACAACGTGTTACATATCGTTACAATGTAACGGATTAGATTAAAATACTCTCAATCAATCGGCGGTTTCCTGGTGTAACCTCTCCGCCGTAGTTGGAAACGGTCAGAATCAGGTCAATAGCCGTTCTCAATCCTCGAAGCTCGGCAGATACCCGGCTGCGCTCATTGTGGTAATTCTTCAACGCCTCACGCTGAATAGGAAGCTCAATAGAAAGTTCAAAGCGTGTGCGGCGTGGTGTGGATGGGTTGTTATAGGTGCGATCCATTGCATCAATGGCAGCCATGCGGCGATCCTCTTCAATGCTCATGCGCTTTTCTGTTGCTTCAAGGCTTGACACCTTGGCCTGCAGTAACTCAAAACTGCTCATACCGTTCTCAATTCTCAATGCTGTATTATTCATGGTTTCTTATCCTCCTAAACTCAATATGTTATGCTGTGACTACTTCATAATTTGCCGGGATTCTGGTTGCTGGCATATAACGGCCGGATGATTGACAGAACCAGAAAGGGCGTTTGAACTGATACGCCGCGGCGTGTTTCAATAGTTCGATGCTTTCCCCAGTGTGGAGAGTAAAGCGGATCACTGCGCCGACAGGCAAATTTTTCAATGCGTGCGGATCTTTCTTTGCTTCAATGTTCTTTCTGCATCTCTCACGCCAGCTATTGGCATATTCTGAATCAGTAGGGGAGAGAAGAGAGAGAATCGAAGCCGGGCAATGATCTTCACAAGGTCCCATGCTTTCCTCCATCGTCTTAACTCCAAAGTTGAAATAATCCCGGTTGTTTGTGTGCGTCAATGCAACGGCGGCGAATGTCTCAACCTCTCCGGTGCTCAATACGGTTGCTTTTACTGCGGCGTAATATGTAGCCCCGACCATGCAAGAGCGGACAACCTCATATTTTTTCGTGTCGTTCTGCCAGGTGTAAAGCTCGTCAATTTCTGCCTTTTTGTCAATAGCTCCGGTTCTGGTGTAGTGTGTTGCGTGTGTATAATCCCATCCCATGATATAAACCTCCTTAATCCTGCACCGGTTCACATTGTAAGCGGTGGTTTTTGTTGAATGTTATCAATATACGTTTTGTGTGGTTCCTCTGTTTGAAATCCTCAAAGAATTTTATCAATGTATCATATTTGAAATAGTGTAAGCCGATTTCTGCATACTCAATATAGCGGCGATCCGTTATATAGGTTCCTTGGTTGTCGGTGTACTTCTTAAAAAAACGCAGTTTTTCTATATATTCATCAATATTTACTGTTTGCCCCTCTTGCAGATGTTCCAATACTGCGGAGCGGTTCAGATATTTATAAGCCATCCTAAAGCCTCCGATCTCTCAATATATCCGGCGGAGCTGGGGCGGATGATTCGCCGCCGTCCGTCTATGCCTGCCATACTCCGCAATATTTACAAGTGCTATTAGGTGCTTCGGGTTCTCCGAAGATAAACCGGCGGATCTGGTCTTGCATGGTGTCCGGGATAAGCCGCGCCCACTGTGTAGCGTTCCGCCATCGGTTCACGGCCCTAGCTGCAATATAAAGCCGGTTGCGTGTCTCTGTGTCCATTTGGAAAACCTCCGCCAATGTGTCAACGGCGTTTTGTTCCCTGTCGTGAACCTCTCGCGCATAATTAACATGATTTTTTCGGGTTGTGATTTCCTCAAATGGACCACGGTATAAGGTTTTAGAGCTATAACAATATTCGTTGTAGGCCTCATTTTCTGCGGTTACTGCGTCAATAAGTCTTTCAATGTCAATTTTCATACTATGCGACCCCCTTTCTTTTTGGGCTCCATCTTGGAGAGTTTCACAATATCATAAAATGGAATAGAGGAGCGGGAACCGCGGAAAGTGTCGCGGATGTCCTCAATATAATTGTATCGTGTTTTCAATTCCTCAATATCTGCGGCTATTTCCTCATATTCTGCCGGGGTCAAGTCGTGTAAATGGCAATGATCCCACTTTTCAAAGAAACGGCGAGCCGGGGAGAACTTCGGCAGCAGATCCCGCTGAGCCTGTCCGCCTCTGGTGTAGTCTAGTTTGCTTCTGCAGAACTCATTCGCAGAGGTTGAGAAGTACGGCGCGGAGTTGGTGCCGAGGGTGTAAAAATTTACTTCAAAAGTGATCAATTTTGAAATCTGGAAACAATACATAAATTCTTTCATAACTCTATACAACCTCCTTTGCTGCTTCTCTTGCGCCCCATTTTGTAGCGTGTTCCTGGAACTCTCCGACCGTCTCAACGTGGAGAAAGTCAGGAGAGAAACGGCGCACGGTGTAAGCTCTGCGGCTGCCGTCAAAATTGTTTTCACTGGTAACAAAACAGCGGTTTTTATATAAAGCGGATTCTATACGAGATCCCCAATATTTGAAAGTTTCACGGTCGAAAAAGTGGCCTTTTCCGGTTCTATAAATGGCTTTTGCCTCTGCTAATGTAATCATATATAAGCCTCCTATATTTTGAGAGGGAGCGCCCCGGAGGGCGCGCGCCTCGTTTCTGTCAATTAGTAATTTTCGTAATATTCATTAAGGGCGGTTTTTTCGTCCTCTGTAAAAATACGGTCAATAGCTGCCGCGGTACGCTTGCAAGCCTTATAGGCCTTTAAGCCTTTGCGAACCTGATCCGCTCCGCCGTCAATATATCCAAACTCTGTTAAAAAGTCCGCCTCATCTGTGCAACTATCAGCACAAGAAGCATCAGACAAGAGACAATATAAACAATCTTCTTTTGTTGGCTCATGCGTTGCGCTTGGGTTGCATTGATAATCAAAAGTGTAGCGGCGATTATTTGCCGGGTTGATAATGCGGCATTTATAGAGAACGTGGGACGGTGTAAAAAGATCCTTTTGTTCGTCTGCCTCTGTTACTGTGAATTTCAAAGATTCAATAATTTTTTCTGCTGTCATGGTCTTTCCCTCTCTTTTTGTTGTTCCATCCGGGAAAGCCTGTTATAATAGGAGACAAGCCCCGGAGGGGTGGCGGCGGTCCGTGTCGCTTGGTAGGTGTAGCGGATCGCCCTTTTTTATTTGGTTCCCAATAGTCGTTTACGTCAGACTTGCAGACGGCGGCTTTTCGGGGGTTCGCCCGGGCCATTCCCTTTTATGCTGCGTGTATATGGTCAACTCGTTCCAGCCATCGCACCGGCTCAATAGTTCCGGCACGGTTCCCGCTTTCCCCTGGGAGCGTTGGGGGCGTTAATCATTGTATAAGTGGTAACTGCTTTCACTCAATGCCGGGCCGATTTTATACCGCTTTCCCGGTCTCGTGCGGTTTCAAGTTCGGCGGCGGTTGCGTGTGTTCGGTCTCATCTTAATAAGTGCCGGCTTTCCGTTGCCTTGGTCCGGGCGGCTGCCCTTGGTCCGGTCTGAAAACCGTTGATCTTTTGGGGTACACCGTGCGCCCCGTCTGCCTTGCTTGTTTGTTTTGGTGAACGCCCGGCGGTTCGTTTTGTTCCGTTGCGGTTCGTTCTTTATGTCTGTATTGTAAACCGCACGCTTTACAAAGTCAAGCGAAAACTTTACTTTTTTTGAGTTTGTGAAAAGTGTATAGCCGACTAAACAAAACAACGGCGGTTTATTGTGTAAATTGTACACTTTACAAAGTGCAGAAAAACCCCAGCGCAGTCTTTACCATGTAAACAGCGGACTTGACACGGGGCGCATATTCCTATATATTAAAGGGGTACAGAGAGAAAGGAGGGCGGAGCCGGTGCGGTTGAGTTTTGGCGAGAAAATGCGCGTTATAATGAAGCGGCGCGGGGTATCGGTGCAAGATCTGGCGGATCGCTTGGGAGTGTCCCGGCAGAATGTAAATCAGAGACTAAACGCGGATAGATTCACGCTTGACGATATGGAGAAATACGCCGCCGCCATTGGTTGCGGTATAGAGATAGAAATAATAGAACCGCCGGAGGGCGGAGCAGATCCACATATAAATAAATAGAGTTAGCCGAAAAAGTAGAACGTAGGGCACAGAGAGAAGCAGAAAGCAGCTTTTCCCGGTGCTCTTTTTATTTTGCCCGTGTGACAGATAGGACTACCACGGAGGGCACAGAAAGACAGGAGGCGGAGAGATGGCAGGAGAGAAGAAAGAAACGGCAACAAGGGACGAAAACGGAGTCAGAAAACAAAGCTATAAACGATTTAAACCGGGGCGAGACTATGAAGAAATAGAGACGGCGCAAGCTGTAGCCCTATGCGATATGATGCTAGACGGCTTTAAAAGATCTGTAGCGGATGCGGAGAGGGGGAAAGGGGGGCGGCCTAGGAAGTTGGAAACGGTGGAAGAGTTCCGGGAAGTCGCAGAACGATATATAAATTATATTAAGGATAGAGCGCTTGACGGTGTGCGTTTAGTGCCTGATATAGAGGGCTTTTGCGCTTTTGCCGGGATTTCTAGGGAAACTTTGAATAATTGGGAAACTGCCCGCCCTGGCGCGTATTCTGACACAATAAAAATATTTAAGAATACCATCGCAGCATACAAGAAACAGCTCGCTTTTAATGGAGAGATCCCGCCGATCGTGTTCGCTACTGATTTTAATAATAACCACGGTTACACGCAGGCCGCACAAAAGATAGATTTAAACGTAGGCAAACAGGCGCAGGAGTTACCAACCGCGGCGGACATTGTGCAACGTTTACCAGTAGAAACAGGAGGCACAGACCCGGCAGAACTCCCGGACGATCTCGAAAACCTTTAAAAATGGGCGTTTTGCGGTTCGTTTTCTTTTACTTTTACGAACTCCGGCACGTTTCCGGCGGTTCTGGTGTGGCGATCCGGGGACAGGCCCGGCAGTTTATACCCTGGGGCGGGGGTGTAGAGCGGAGCGGATCAGGGGCAACTCACCCCTCTGAGTTCCCGAAAAATTAAAAAGCCACAAACCACCCCAATCGTAAAATGGCAAAAGACCCAAAAAGCGTAAACCACCCAATTTACAATGTAAGTATAAACACGGCATCCGAATAACAAAAGGAAAGTGAGAACTTTACAAAACCACAAAATCCAAAAATGGCGGATGCCTACCGGCATAGAAAGAGAGAAATATGGAACAGAACAAAGAAACAACAACACAGAATAAGCAGAGAGAGGCGGAAGTATGCAGAGAGAAGAAGCAGACCGCATGGGACAAATGGAAAGAGGACACACTGCGGAAGTTCAACCGGACTGCATGACAGAGGCATACACCGTAGGGATCTCTGAAACGCATATCAGAAACAATGCAACGGTATTCCGAGTATGGCAGATGATAGAGCGCGGAGAACTTACCAGAGAAGAGGGATTGTACCTCATGGTAAATACGCTTGCGGATGAAAACCATCGTCTGAATCAAATGTGTAATGACCTCATAATGAGGATGCCGTCACGTCTGCTCGTAGAAACGATAACAGGCGAAAAATAAAAATCGGCGGAGGCTTACGCCTCATAAGGAGAAAACATGAAACCGAAAAATTCCCCAAAAAATAAAAAGAGGTCATGGTTCACATGGATTGCAAACAGAATATCAGACTTTCTTCCGTGTGAGCATGAATGGGAGGTTTTGGAAGTTGTAAGCCAGTCATACGATTACAGCGGATTTAAGTATGTGATGTGCCGATGCGGATGCAAGAAATGTGGTGCGATAGAATTTAGGAGGTATTTGGCATGATGAAACCAGTAGAAATCCAGAAGAGCTTTTCAGAGTGCAAAATGTGTAATGATATTGCTGATATGTGCAACCAGATACCGGATTGTTCAAGGTGTAATAGAGATACCGGAGAATGGGTAGATACCGTTTCTTCGATGTTTGGGACTAAGGCAATCGTTCAAATGAAAGACGGTTCTGTGAAAGAGTTTCCAATCAGCAGAATTAAGGTAATCACAAAAAGAATGGAGAAATAGTCGTGAGAATCATTGATGAAATAGGCAAAGCTGCAATGCTTGAACAGCTTGCCGAGGAATGTACTGAACTGGCAAAGGCGGCTCTCAAAATGGCAAGGATTATCCGCAAAGAGAATCCGACACCGGTTACTGAGAAAGAAGCCATTGCCAATATCCGTGAGGAATATACGGATGTCGTGCAGTGCGCCGGAGAACTTTCGCTTACGGTAGATGAGGAACAGATGGCACGAAAACATGAGAGATGGGAGAAAAGAGTGAGGGATAGAGAATGATACCATTCAGACATTGCATAAGGGAACCACACGGATCAGCAGTGAAATTTGAGATACTGGCAGCAACAACGAATGAGTTTCAGGTACGTTACCCAGATTACGATTACATCAAAATGGGAGCCGGACCGTCAGTGCTGTATAACAGAGAACAATTACTGTGTTTCCTACTGGCGTATGATAAGGCGGAGTGTCTTGGATTTATGGAAAAACTGTATCATCACATGGGATGGCCTACTGAAAAGCTGCATGAGAATCCGGCGTTTGCCGAAGTGATAAAGGAGAAAGAGGCATGATAGCACGTTTCTTACAGAATATTGTCGTAAATGACATTGAGAAGAATATGGAAATGAATATTGATAAGGGCGAAGAACTTTTTGCCATCGACAGAGGAACCCATTATGAGCTGAGAAAGGCTGACGGATGGGGAACTATGGCTCCGAAAGAGTGCGAGGGAGAATATTATGAGATCATCAAAGAATAAAAATCCGTGTTTTGATTGCCTTGCATCAGAAAAAGAAAATGAGGAAGTGTGCAAGACCATACGGGCGATATTGAATAAGCACAATAGCGTACAAGTGGATCTGAACGATCCGGGCGCCATAGGAACATTAACCATAGGGGATTGTACATTTAACGTTTATCTTGGAGGTACAACACTGAATAGGCTGTCACTTCTGCCGGACAAGGATGTATATAGGCGCGTATTCACACTGATAGAGGCGTAGGGGGATATGTATGAAAAATGAGACAAAACCACAGCTCTTTATCATGGATGAATGGCTCGGAGACCCCATACCGCTTGCAGAAATTAAGGAAATATCTGAGCCTACACTGGATGAAGAGTATGATATGCCGGATATTGCTCATCTGAAAGAGGGATTTGAAGTACCTTTTGAAGTGAAAATGAAGCAGTCTGCCATAAATAAGATATTCAGACCGTGTTTCGGCATAGAGACGTACAGAAATCTTGATAAGTGCGGTAAGTGCAATCTGAAAAATGACTGCGTGAAAGCCAAGATAGAGAACAATTTCAACGGAATTAGAGGGAAAACCTTTAATCATAAAAGAAAATAGGAGGATAAACACATGGGCGAGAAAGAAAAACATCCTTGGAAACCACCGGAATTAGCACCACCGATGCCGGATTTTGACGATTTTCCAATCAGTGCGTGGCTGAAAACACCACCGATACTGCCGAAAGGACTATGTCTGGACGAGAAAAACTATACGGCTACGGCTGTTTCGTCAAATGAGCGGCGGAACAGAATACGAATGATCGGTGTAGAGCCACCGCTGTTTACCACAAGACTGATGGAACATGAGCGGATGAAAGCATTGAACTTCAACCCAGAGGATTTGGAAGTGACGAGCGTAACTGAGAAGATAGGCAAGACCATGGATAAAGTATATGATGCACAGATTGGATTACTCCAGAAACAGGTCCGTGCAAGCTGCGGTATTCCGGGAGAGGTAATGTTTGGAGACATTTTTAAGGATTTAGGATTAAAGGAGGACAATATGGATAGAAGTTTAGCTGATAAGAAATTTAAGAAAGTAACAATCGAGTGTGAAGATGGTAGCACTTACGCAGGAAAGGTTGCTCATATTTGTGGCAGTCCTTACCGCTATAACAATCTGTGCGTTGAGGCAATGATCGAGGATAAACCTATTGCTGCATACGGAATTGAAAACGTAATATTCCAGAATCCGGCAACAATCGTGTTCTGGTCTGACGGCACAAAGACGGTCGTAAACTGCATGGATAATGTGGAAACCAAAAAGAAGATTGTGGACGGCAAGGAAGTAATCATTCGCAAACCTAGAAAGTGCGATACCTACTCCAAAGAGGCAGGACTGGCTATGGCTATTGTTAAGAAGTGGGCCGGTAACAACGGAAATTACAACAATATCTTCCGTAAATTCATTCCTGAGATGGCAGAGGAAGAAAAGGCTGCCAAGAAAGCCAAAAAGGAACAGAAAGCGGAGAAGTAGATATGACATTAAGAGAATTGGCAAAAGGCTATGACGGAGATGTGTTGATTAAAGCCTATGAGAATGAAAAATCAAAGATTCCTACGGCGATCATGCAGAGTTCGGTCACGGATGCAATAAAGGATGAGATATTGGATAGAGAGATTTACAGTTATGCAATGGCCTATCAGTCGTTGTTCACATCAAATCTAAGAGTGAATTTTGCAGCCGCACCGGAAGAAACGGAGGAAACCACATGAGAACCTATTTTTTTGACACAGAGTTTACCGGTCTACGTAAGGACACAACTCTTATCAGCATAGGAATTGTCTCTGACACCGGAGACAGATTTTACGCAGAACTGACGGACTATGATGAGAGTATGTGTGATGAATGGATCGAGAAGAATGTCCTCGATCATTTGATTTTGAGTGGCAATGCGGATTTAGAAGAAAGTATGGCAGCCGACAATAAAACAACGACTGTAATCGGCAGTAAGGCAGATGTTCGCCGTGAACTTATGGAATGGCTTGAAATGGATGTTAATTTTGACAGCGATTATGCTGCGGTATTCGTTTCAGATGTCTCACATTACGATATGGTGTTGCTGATTGACTTATTGGTAGGTAACGCTAAGATGTTGCCTAAGTTTATTACACCGGCTTGCCACGACATCAATCAGGACATTGCAACGATACTTGATATTTCAGAAAAGGCAGCTTTTGACATTTCGAGAGAACGGTTACTTACGGACAGAGGAATTGCTTTGCCGAAAGGTCAGAAACACAATGCACTCTACGATGCGGAGGTTATCAAGGCAATCTATGATGATTTCTATGTGGGGGGGGGTAATTAAGGAGGCCACGAATGGATAAGGGACAGATTTTATGCGATTACCGGACTGCGAAGAATCACAAAAAGCAGATCCCCATTCTGGCAGAACTTAATGCCTGCAGTAAAGAAGAGATCATTGATATTCTTACAGAGGGTGGCTACACACAGACATTCAATACCAACGGCGTTGATATATCCGTAAAACGGAAAGAGATTGAGGATAGATATGCCAATGGGGATGATGTAGCCACTCTTGCCATGGCATATCACATCTCAAAGAAAGCAATCAGGACATTACTCAATGTGCCCGTGACGGAGGACGATAAACCTATGGAAAATGAAAAGAATACACAAACGTGCAAAGAAACCATTAACAGACAGCATGAGGAATTGAATAAGGCAAACGATAAAATCATCTCTCTGACAAAACAGTTGGACGGAGAGAGAAATGAGAACACCGCCTTGAAAGAACAGATAGAGAGCATGGAAGCAGAGATAAGAGAACTGAAATCTCATGCGGAAGAAAACGAGGGATTTTACAACCGGTACCAGGATCAGTGTATCAAAATCAATCAGCTCAATACAACCATTGATGTTCTGATTGACAAGATCAATCTGTTAAAGGCGGTGTACGCATGAAAGATAACGGAATTGAGGTAAGAGTAGCTGACTACTGCGCTTTCTGCGGAGACTTTGAACCGGACGTTGAGAAAATAGATGCCTCTTGCGTAGCTGATAAAGTACCGAGAGTTCTGACAACGATCCGGTGCAAGGATGCCAAGAAGTGTGCGGTTATCTATGAGAGAGCAAAGGAGGCATTGCGTGAAAAATCAGAGATGGTACAGAGTAACATTTGAGACTTTGGAAAGGAAACCCATCAGGAGAACCGTTGAGGTGCTTAGCACGGACAGCGTTCATGCGTCTGCTCTGGTGTATTCTCAGTTTGGTGGCAGCAAGAAAATCAAGGTAAAATCTGCCAAGAAAGTAAAGGAGAGCGAATGATGGATAATTTAAACTTGAAACCGCGGTCCCCGGATGAAGTAAAAACCATGATGTGGACCGGGGAAAATAAGCGTGAAATGTTTGATATGCTTACTTGTGGCAAGAAAATTGACGATTACATGACTGCTAGCGGAGAAAACTTTTTCATAGATCATAGCACCGTAAAAGGTGGACTGGTTCTGATTACCAACATAGGAAATCAATGCGGATGCGAAATACCGGTAAAGATAGGGGACTATGTGTGTGGTCGCAGATATGGAGACAAATGGTGTTTTTCAGTTGCGGACGGTGCGGCTTTTGAGAACAACACTTGTGGAACTCTTGAGAAAAGAGAAGAAAAAGGAAAACCGATAGATGTATTCAAAAGTCAGGAACAGTTAGAAGAGTGTCTAAGAGAGTGGCAGCACAGATTATTCCTTGATGGGTGGTTGATACTGGCACATGTTAAAGATAAGATCATGAATCCTGACGGAGAAGAGGTAATTGACGCTGCCGGATATAACACATTCGTTTTTGAATCCAGTCAGGCAAACATCCAACTGCTCAGTGATGAAACCTACAAAGAGAACAATACACTGTTCAAACATTGCATGGAAAAGGATCTTGTGCATGAACTCCTGCATTGCAAGTATGATTGGATTGGATGTCAGTGTAGAACCTATGAGGGTGTGTATTTGGATGCAACCGAACACCAGAAGTTGGAAGAAATGGCGAAGAGTCTCATCATGGCAAAATACGGTGTGGACTACAACTATTTCATGTGAGGTGCGTTATGACAACGGTGGTAGTTTATAAGACCGGGACGAGAGAAGTCCTGGCGGCAATTCCGGTAGAGGGTGGCGATGCCGTTTGCCGGAATGATATTGATTTTCAGATTTACAACGGAACAGAACCAATTTTTACGGAAACTCCTGGAGGAATGGTTCTGGCAGAAAATAAATTTATGCTAAAGATGGAGGGCAAGAACAATGAAAAATAAAGGAACATGGATTATTGTCGGCATTGTAGCCGCATTTGTATTACTGATTGCAGGAATTTTCGTAACCACGAACAACAGAGCCATCTCGTTAGAGGAACAGGTTCTTACGGCGGATTCTGATGTGCAGACACAGGAGAAACGCAGAACCGATCTCATTTACAATCTGGCAGACTGCGTAAAGGAATACGATAAGCATGAGGCAGATACACTTCTGGCAGTTGTTGACGCAAGGAATAATGGCGGTGTGGATATTGAGAATGTCACAACTTCCATTGCTGCGGTTGCGGAGCAGTACCCGGAACTGAAATCGAATGAAAACTACAAAGAGCTTATGAATGAATTGTCTACGACTGAAAACCTGATTGCACAGTACAGACAGTCTTACAACAATGAAGTCCGGGCATACAAGAAATATGTGCGTAAGTTTCCTCATAAGCAGATCTTAGGAATGATGGGATATGAGGTTATCAATTATTCATATTTGGAATACAGCACAGAGGACAGGCAGCCGGTAAGCAATCTGTTTGGAGAATAAGCCTATGAGAAAATGGAGTACGATAATCTACTCCGGCAGTGGTTGGGATTTGACGGTGCGAGAACTCATGTTCAGCATCGTCATTATCCTTGTCATGCTCACGGGTGGATTTTTCATCAGCGAAAAGATAGCTTCACACAATGACGAACAGAATCAGGAATACTATCAAGCTATGCAGATTGATGGAAATGCGGAGCTGTTTCGGTACGGTATGCGAACTGATGTAGGAAATGCGTTTGTGAAAGGAAATCTGGTGGCAGTAGATCCTGTTACAGATCCGGGCATAGGTGGAGTACCAGCTGCCTACATAAAGGTTGAGGAACAACACTATAACCGTCACACGAGACAGGTGGCACATACACGGACGGTAAATGGAAAATCTCAGACTTATTACACCACGGAGGTATATTATTCGTGGGATTACTACGATAGTTGGGAAAACCATAGTCAAACAGTATCATTCCTTGGTGTGGAGTTTCCGTATGGAAAAATCCAGATGCCGGGGTCTTACCTGTATGATACGATCAAGCAATCGTCCCATGTGAGGTATTTGTACTATGTTATCAACACAGAATACAGTGGAGTTATCTATGCCAATCTCAAAGATAATACAATAGAGGATGGAACACCGTTCATTCAGACTGATACGTTAGATAGTGCTGTGGATTACATGGTAAGCAGCAGTACGGCGATGATAGTCGGATTCTGGATGCTATGGATTGTCTTTATAGGGGCGGCGGTATACGGATTCTGCTATTTGGACAACAGATGGTTGGAGGACGAGTGATGTTCATAGTAAATCAGGATAGAGACACTACAATCAATTTGAATAACGTAAAAGAAATATTCGTAAGTCAGGAACGAATATTTGCGGACAACACAGTGATTGGGAAGTATAAGACGGAAGAAAGAACAACTCAGGTTTACAATGAAATGCTGCAAATCTTATTCTCCCCATATATGATGTTAAAAAATGCAGAATTACCGCCGGATGCAATGAAAAACTTTGCAAACGGAAATGTGATTCTGCTGAAAAGTGCGGACAGAGAGCCGGACGTGAAGTTTTATGACAATGGATTATATTATATGCCGGAGGAATAGAGATGAAAGATTTGATTTTTGCACTTATATGGTTTGTGGTACTGGGAATTTATATCTTTGTGAGTTGGAAAGATGCAAAGTCCAACAACGATGTGAAAAAGGAAATCACACAGATGAACGAACTGCTCTTAGAACAGAACACACAGCTCAGAAAGCAGAACGATCATCTGAATATGGTTATCCTGAGTGTTTGCAGTAAGAGCGTGAGAGACAGGCAGCAGAAGAAAGATGGTAAAACCAATGATGAGACAGAGAAAGAGAAACAATAAGCCACATTGGCGAAAAAGACCACAGAGGAAGTTACAAGATCAACCAATGCCGGAACCGTCCGTTGAATTTCAAAATACCTACACTTTCAGACCGATAGAGACGTATCAGGTGTGCAAACGCCTTGATATATTCCAAGCCGGTCGAGAGGATATGGTAGGTTTTGTACATAGGGAAATGGCACAGGAAATGGGTATGAAACTTGCACAAGACGGAATACTCGCATTTGACACAGGACCAGATCTTATGAACTGCGGAATTGTTGTCAGGGCAATGGTTGATGTAATAAGACCGATGTAAAAATACAGAGCCGTGTAGAGCCGTGAGAAAGGATGAATTTTCATGGCTCAACTGTCGAACAGAGATATTATCATACGGCTTTTGAAAAGTGATCTGAGTGATTATGACAATCTCCTGTCTTTACTCGGAATGGCGAATGAAGTCCTCAGTGAAGATAAAGAACTGTCAAAGAAATTGGCGAATAAGGTTCGATTCCTTGCACTGAGGCTTTGTTCCACAGGAGATATAAAGTATTACAACCTCTATAATCAGGCTTTGTTATTCTTGGCACAGAAACATAAGGACTTCGATTCTTACTTACTGTATGTGGAGAAAGACAGAGACCCAGAGGACAGATACTATCAGCCGAGAAGAAATAAGATTTACTGGCTTGCACAGAAGATGCAACGGCTCATTGATGATGAGTTGGATATTCTGTCAATATCAATGCCACCCGGAACCGGTAAGACCACACTGGGAGAGTTCTTCATATCGTTTGTGATGGGGCATTATCCGAACACACCAAACCTTATGTCCTCTCATTCTGGATTTATGACGAGAATGTTCTATGACGCAGTTCTCAACATTATTACCAGTAATGAGTATTGTTGGAGCGATGTGTTCCCAGATGTGATATTTGAGGGAAACAATGCAAAAGAGGAAACGATCAACCTTGGAAGATGGCAGCCTTTTAAGACACTGACCTGCAGACCAATCAGAGGTTCACTTACCGGTGTTACCCGATGCGAGGGATTCCTGTATGTGGACGATTTGGTTTCCGGTATCGAAGAGGCATTGTCGATTGATCGTCTGGATAAGCTGTACGGAGAGTACACGACAGACCTTAAATCCCGTAAAAAGAAAAAGGCAAAGGAAATCCACATTGCCACACGTTGGAGCGTCCACGATGTCATAGGACGGCTTGAAAGGATGTATGAAGGCAATCCAAGGGCAGAGTTCATTGCCGTGCCTGATATTGACCCTAAGACCGGAAAGAGCAACTTCGACTATGATTACGATGTCGGATTTGACGAGAAATACTTCCATGACATGGAGATGTCTATGGATGATGTTTCATATCGTTGCCTGTACAAGAGTGATCCTATTGAGAGAGAGGGTATTCTGTATCATCCGACAGAATTACAGAGATACCTCGGAGGACTGCCTGACAGAGAACCGGATTCCATATTGGCAATCTGCGATACTAAGGACACCGGTACAGACTACAACTTCCTCGGAGTTTTCTATCAGTATGGAGACAGATATTATCTGGAAGATCTGGTATTCAAGAATATCGATCCGGGAACTCTGGACGAACTCAACTCAGATATGCTTGTGAAACATCATGTGCAGCAGGCACAGTTTGAGAGCAACAAAGAGGGTAGCCGTACCGCCAATGAGGTAGAACGCCTTGTAAGAGAAAAAGGCGGCAGATGCCATATTACGAAGAAATACACGACCCAGAACAAAGAGACCAAGATCATTGTCAATTCTTCATGGGTTAAGGAACACGTTATATTCAAGGATATTACAGAATATGAACCTAAGAGTGATTACGGTGTGATGATGTCATTCCTTTGCAGTTACACACAGCTTGGAAAGAATAAACACGATGATGCACCGGACGCATTGGCAATGTTCGCACAGTTTGTAGATGCTCTTCTCAGCGGAGAGGGACAGGTAATGAAGAGAAGCGAACTCGGAATATAGAGAAAGGGATAGCATGAGACAATACAGTTTCGCCACCAACCTAAAAAGAGAGAGACAGAATTTAGAGATTACACAGAAAGAACTTGCGGATGGGGTTCATGTTTCACAAAATACCGTGAGCGATTGGGAGTTATGCAAATGTTATCCTCCAATCGACAAGATATACGACATAGCGAATTTTATGAAAATTCCTGTAAGTAAGTTGCTTTCTGACATACAGGAGAATGGTTGTAAAGTCGAATAAACACTAGAAATTAAAATTTTATGAAAAAATTGTTTATTCCACTTGACAAATAATGTTCAGTAGGCTATACTACGACCATACCAAGTGACACGGACATAAGTTAAGCGGAGTGAACACAAGGTATTTGGCATTAAAGTTTCTCCTAACCATTGCGGCACAGCAACAGTGCCGTAATATGGGAAGTAAGCTAACTCGGTAGAAGCGATGGACTGAAAATCCATAGGAGTTGGTTCGACACCAACACTTCCCACTTAGAATTATTGTTCCCCGACAGTAATTCCATATCAGAGGATTCCAACTTATGTAGATCCTCAGAAGCCTCACATGGAATCCCCAAGTGTGAGGTATGGACCATTAGCTCAGTTGGTTAGAGCATCCGGCTCATAACCGGACGGTCTGGGGTTCAAGTCCCTGATGGTCCACGCATGGCAATCCGGCACGAAACTATAAATATAGCCATGGCAGTGAAGCTACGCCGAGATACACCGGAGGAAGTAAGGCGGCTGAGTGCGGCGGTGCAGTGCAGAAACGGTATGACTACCGCATAACCGTGACGGCTACCAGAGGTAGCAGACAAGAGAGGATGCAAAAAGATGTATATTCCTGAATTTTGGTGCGGTGTTGCCGCAACGATAATCACAGAAGTAATAATTGCAATCGCATATTCCATATATGCAGACCACAAGAAAGGAGACAAGAAGTAATGAACAAAGCTGAATTAGTACAGGCTATGGCTGATGAAGCCGGACTTTCTAAGAGTGATGCTGAAAAGGCACTCAACGCATTTGTGGAAGTTGTCGGTGGAGAACTCGGCAAGGGTGGAAAAGTACAGTTGGTTGGATTCGGTACGTTTGAAGTAACTGAGCGTGCTGCCAGAATCGGAAAGAATCCTCAGAACGGAAAAGAGATTACCATTCCGGCTTGCAAGGCACCTAAGTTCAAAGCAGGCAAGGCTCTGAAAGATGAAGTGAATCGCTAAATGATCGGAGCGAACTTGGTGTAGTGTGGTGGTTCGATTCCACCTGTGGGCGTAGCTCTTGCGATTAAGGTTCCCACCGCTTCTTTCCTAATGTTCTTGGCGATACAAAGAAAATTCCGGGCGAACGGCAACGATTGGTGGTGTTGCGGCGGACTGTAAATCCGTTCCCTCGTGGTAAACATTGGAGGTTCAATTCCTCTTTCGCCCATTTCGGTGTAATGAGCCGAGAAAGTAATCTTGCAAGAAAAAATCAATATCAGGAACCCGTTTACGCTTGTGCGGTTAATTGCCTTTCGGTAAAAAGGAACGCTCCTCTGTTCGATTAGTCAAGCGGCCAAGATACCACCTTTTCACGGTGGGGACGGGAGTTCGATTCTCCCATCGAACATTTCAACTGAGAATAACGCTGACTGTTTATAGTTGGTTTAGTGTTCCGGCTGAAAAGTATTGGCGAAAGCCGTGGTAAGCAATCATTAAATAGGGAGATTGCAATGCTCACTGAGAGGCTTATGTGAGTAGTCTGGGAAAGCCGACAGGACTTAAAATTGGAGAGCTTGCGTAAGTCACGCTAAAGACCACTGTTGCAACGGTGCCTACGATAGCATAACTGGAAATGCCACGGACACCATGCCGGGGAAAGTGGGGTTCGACTCCCCACCGTAGGACGAGCGGATTTCTTAACTGATTTTCTTAGTCCGGCTTTAACAGGAAAGAAATTGGCGGTGGCGAGGTTCCGGTGATCACCAAGTGCTTTTACATTACCAAGAGTTTTTAAGAAAAACTCCGGTGCGGAAAATTTACTGCTTAGAGTGCATGAGCGTTACAGCGATTTAAGCGGCGGTGGAAACTTCCGAGAAAGACCTGATTACAGATGTGCGTGAGCCGTAACCAATCGAGCCGTCATGCTTAGTCAGGCGCAGAGGAATGTAGTAGAGGCGGAGAACTGCGATAACAACGTACATCCGAGGTAAGGCGATAAAGAGTTGGACTCGCCAAAGGTTCTTTGAGTATGTAGTCGGTGGATTATGAGAACCATGTGGAGGGGTGTAAGGTCCGAGAACCACGTTAAAAAAATGAAATACCTTTGTTGGCAACTGTCTTACACGTTGCATCGGTTCGGTAGTGGCAACCATCCAAGCTGCCGCCGAACTGCATTGGAGTATAGCTTAGATGGATAGAGCACAACACTACGGATGTTGGTTAGCGCAGGTTCGAGTCCTGTTACTCCAATAATGGCTTGTAGCTCAGTGGTAGAGCGTCTGACTGTTAATCAGAATGTCGTGGGTTCGATCCCCACCTTGCCAGTTGGAGACACTTGACTTACTCTTTCAAAGCACTCCATAAAAAGGTTACGAAAGGGCGTTTACGACCGGCGGAAGAGGATCTCCGACTTGTACGTTACCAAGGGAAAACTACTCTGCCGTGTGTCCGGTTGGTCGAGGGTGCGGTCTTGAAAACCGTCTGGATGTAAAAGTCTCTGGGGTTCAAATCCCTAACACGGCGTGGCAAAGTAAAGGATACGTTCGATTCGTAGGTGTATGGGTTGCACATTCTCTATCCAAAAACCAATAGAGAAAGGAACGGTTCGATTCCGCGGTGTGAGGTCGCATTTTACTTTGTGGTTTTGGCTCTATGGTATAAAGGTTATTACGCCCGACTGTCTATCGGAAAATTTGGGTTCGATTCCCAATAGAGTCGTTATGGTGCATTGCCGTAATGGTAGCGGAGTGGCTTGCTAAGCCATCCGGCAGAAATGCCGTATAGGTTCGATTCCTATATGCACCGCTATGAGACCGTATTCCACCGGTGGAGGAGGTCTCAGAATTTGGAGTTGCCGGAATAGGTAGACGGATAATCATAGTAAAGGAATGGGGTAGGCGAGAGGTAGGTGCGAGGACAAGCCACAGAAACAGCCGTAATCCTACCGCCCCAAGAAACTACTGAAAATCATAACTATTGTACCGAGTACCAACAGCGAAAGGTGTGGCTAACAGTAGCATAGTTCCATAGTGGGTGCAAATCCCATTACTCCAAAGCCGTCCTGACTTCGGACGCTAAACCAGTTGGGGTTAGAGAGATTTCCCGAAAGATAGTTCCTATTGGCATACCCGGTGGTTAGGGTGTATCACAGCAAACCATAGTGAGTGTACGGAATTATTTAATCAAGTCCACCGTTCAGGATGTCGGCTGTGTGACGGTTAAGAGTGATTATGCGAGAAATTCGACATAGCAGAAAACTCAGAGGTTCTTGTGGGGCGAAGAACCATTATGGCGGAGTGGAGCAGTGGTAGCTTGTCGGGTTCATGCCCCGGAGGTCACAGGTTCAAATCCTGTCTCCGCAATCTTGCGTGGTAGTTCAATGGAGAGAACATTATGAGCGGTTGTCATGCTCCATGTGACACGGACAGCAATAATTCTTTTTTCGATGGTAACGAAGAGATGGGGGTTCGATTCCCTCCCACGCAACTGATACGGATTTCCGTATTAAAACTGAATATGGAGAGATGGCGGAACGGTAGACGCGGCAGTTATGTACAATACATCATGTTTGTGGTGCTGACAGCAAATCTTACAGCTTGGGGCCTGCTTCATTGTTGGTTCAAATCCAACTCTCTCCAATCAAGGCGATGGCACAAACGTCCTTACAAATCAATAAGACGTGTCACATGGCGAGGTAGCTCAGATGGTAGAGCAATGATATGAATACGCAGATCATGTTAGTGATCTCAGCAGCAATCTCATTCCAATCCAAGGCATGTGTCGGCGGTTCGATTCCGTCCCTCGTCTCTGCCCCGATTGCCGGTTATGGTAAACCGGAGGGAACATGACTGCGATAACGCTTGTGTTCCGCACAGCAATCGAGTATACGGGTTCAAGTCCTGTCGGGGCAATTAAGTGACGCTTACAGCAATCTTTCAAAACAGAAAATTCCATTGACAATATTTTCCCGTTTGAAACAGCGTCATGTAAAGAAATGAGGTTGCCTATGAACCGAAAAGAAGATTATAGGGATATGGAAAAGTATCATAAGGCGTGTCAGAGACAGCATAGGCGATATTACAGCAAAACGTCATTTCTATATCCGTCTCATCCGTGGACTGCGGAGGAAGATGCACTGGTAATCAAACATGAGATTACCGATTCTGAACTGTCCGAGAAAATAGGTCGTTCTGTTGGTGCGATACATAACAGACGGTATGAACTTAAAAAGTTAGCCAGATAGGCATAAAACTTTATATGGGACGCTCACAGCAAATTATTGGATATGACTGTTAATCATAAAAACCAATAGCGTCCTGAATGAACTTACAAACAATTTTATTATGGGACTCCTACAGCAATCACAATGGTTAAAACAATGTCTGCAAAACAATGTGAAGCGGTTCAATTCCGCAAATGAGAGTCCTGGAAAGAGAGGAAACAATGAGCTTCGCAGATGCAATGAGAAAAGACGGTTCATTTACCAGAACCGAAAACGGTGCTGTGGCTTTGAATACCACAGGAGACGCAAGACTAGATTTATTCGGCACAATCGGATCCCTGAGAGAAGCTGATGAGGGCAGAATCGAAACACTGTTCGCAGAGGCATACAATCAGGATGCTCTTTTTGCCACAAAGATTGCGTTCTATGCAAGGGATATTCGTGGAGGTCTGGGAGAAAGAAAGACTTTCAGAACGATCATCCGTTACATGGCAGAGAAACACCCGGAAGCACTCAGACCGAACCTTGATTTGATCGGAGTGTTCGGAAGATACGATGATATGTATTCTCTGATTGGAACTCCGTTAGAGTATGATATGTGGGCTGCCATGAAGAAACAGTTTGAGGAAGATTTGAAGAACCTCAATGACGGCAAGGCAATTTCCTTACTGGCAAAGTGGATTAAGACTGCGGATGCAAGTAGCAAGGAGACACGCAGACTTGGTGTTATGACAGCACAGAAACTTGGTTATCCGGTCTACAATTTCAAGAGAATTGTCCGTAGCATGAGAAAACAGATCGGTGTTGTTGAAAGCCTTATGTCTGCCGGAAAGTGGGATGAGATTAAATACCCGGAAGTTCCGAGCCGTGCAATGATGATTTACCGCAAGGCTTTTATGAAACATGACGAGGCACGATTCAATGAATTTATCGGCAAGGTAGAAAAGGGAGATGCAAAGATCAATGCCTCAACACTGTTCCCTTACGATATTGTCGAGAAGATCCTTTACGGCAGAGAGAGCAATAAGGTACTCGAAGCTCAGTGGAAAGCCTTGCCGGATTATGTGGAGAAAGGAACAAACGCTTTAGTTATGGCAGATGTGTCCGGTTCCATGAGAGGCAGACCTATGGCAACATCAATCGGTCTTGCAATCTATTTTGCAGAGAGGAATGTTGGCGCATACCACAATCTATTTATGACATTTTCCGATATACCGGAGACGGTTATTCTGAGGGGAGAAACCCTTGAACAGAAGATTTACAACGTGAGCAGAGCAAATTGGGATGGCAACACAGACCTTAAAGCTGCTTTTGAGAGAGTTCTTGAAATTGCGAAAAGCCATAATACTCCGCAGGAGGAAATGCCGAAAGCAATCGTTGTTATCTCTGATATGGAAATTGACTATTGCGGAAACCGTGAGTGGTCGTTCTATGACAAGATGGCAAATAAGTTCCGCAAGGCCGGCTATGTAATCCCGAACATCATCTTCTGGAATGTGAACAGTAGACACGATGTATTCCATGCAGACCATGACCGTAAGGGAGTGCAGCTTGCAAGCGGACAGTCAGTTACCGTGTTCAAACAGATTCTGCAGAACCTTGGTTACAATCCGGTTGAGGCAATGGAGAACACAATCAATTCTGAGAGATATGATTGCATCACAGTTGAATAAAGTAAATACTGACCGGGGCAAATAGCTCCGGTCAAATAAAATATAAAAGGAGATAACCACCAATGAAAACACCCTACAATGAAATTGTGAACATCGCAAGTATTGGTTCACAGACAAATCCGATTTCTCTCAATGATATTTTGAGAAAGGCAAACGATGAGCAGCTTACACCGGCAGCGCAGAACAAAGAGAGAGTATTGTTTCTCGGAATTGATGTGCAGCAGGACTTCATGGATAATGGAGCACTCGGAGTTCCCGGAGCACACGGCGATGTTGAGAGAATGACACAGTTTATCTATAACAACATGGATAAAATTACGAACATCGCAGTATCTATTGATACTCACACACCACATCAGATTTTTCATCCGTGCTGGTGGATTGATGAAGATGGCAATAACCCGGCTCCTTACACACCAATCACACTGGCAGATCTTGATTCTGGAAAGTACAGAGCTGTTATCTATCCTCGCCAGAGCCGTGACTATGTAGAACATCTGGAAAAAGACGGAAAGAAAACCTTATGCGTATGGTCTTATCACTGCTTGCAGGGTACGTCTGGTGCTGCATTTGAAAATCAGTTTGCTAACATGATTTATTTCCACTCGGTTGCGAAGAAAGCTGTTACGCAGCGTCTTGTAAAAGGACAGGATCCGCTCAGCGAAATGTACGGAATTATTAAACCTGAGTATGATACAAAGAACTACATCAATATCGACTTCCTGAACAAACTGGAAAATTACGACAAAATCATTATCGCAGGAGAGGCAAAGAGCCATTGCGTATTGGAAAGCATTAAACAGATTCTCGAACATTACGCTAATCGCCCTGAGATCACTCAGAAAATCTATATTCTGGAAGATTGTATGTCCTCCATTCCTGGGTTTGAGGATGTTACTGAGCAGACCTTTGATGATTTTAAGAAAACGTACCATGTAAACATCGTGAAAAGTACAGATGATATTTTGTAGGAGGTAGCCAGGATGAATGAAACAGAACAGGTAATTGACGGATTAGATGAGGTTGAGATCGCAAATACCTCTATTGATGAAATTGACAGTGAGAACATCAATTTGATTTTTGTCGGAATCGACAAGTCAGGTTCTATGGGAATGTATGAAAGAGATATGGTAAAAGCTCTTTCAGATTTCAAAGATGCGCTTATCAATTCCAAGGAATGTGACGAGATTCTGGTTGCAAGAGCAGACTTCTCTGATAGTGCAATCGTAGGAGGCTATAAGCGCATTACAGAGTTTGACACTTCGTATAGTACCGATGGATGCACAGCTATGTACGATACGATCATTGATGGAACTGAGAAGTTGAAAGAGTACAGAGACTTCCTCAAAAATGAGGGAATGAGAGTAAAGGCCGTGTTTGCAATTTTCGGAGATGGGATGGATAACTCTTCTCAGCCTGGAGGGTTTGCAAAGGCAAAGAAAGCGGTAGAGTATCTGAACGTGGAAGAAATCGTTACTGCGTTTATCAGTTTCGGAGGACAGGCAACACAGGAGGCGAAAGACCTTGGATTCAAGAATATCCTCGATGTAAGCAGTTCTGCATCAGAACTCAGAAGAGCTTTCAACTGCTTATCAAAATCAGTGATTGAAAACTCCAAGAGTGCCGTATCGAAACAGGATGATTTTTTTGACGTATAAAAATGAGAGTAGAGCGGCGATCCTAAAATGGGTTGCCGTTCTTTTTTGTGGGAGGAAATACAATGATTATAAATAAAATCGGTCAGCAACATATCGACTACGGTACGAATTGCCAGGACTACGGAATTGAATTTGATGGGATGAAAGTTGTTTGCGATGGCTGTTCGGAGGGGAAACATTCGGAAGTTGGAGCAAAAGCGTTTTGCCATCTTTTGAAAAATGACAGCAGAATTATACATGAATGTAGTGTATATACTGCCGCAGCCGCTTTTGGAGAGATACTTGGTCTATTCGGGCAGACTTCCGGCTCAATCAGAGATTTCCTTTGTTTTACGATCCTTATGGTTACTGAAAATGAGACACATTTCATGGTAGATTACTGTGGAGATGGTTTTATCGTGAAAGAACGTCTGGACGGAACGATTGAGTTTGAAGAACTATCTGACGGAGAATACCCGAAATACTTTGCCTACAATTATGTGGATAAAGATATGCTCAAACAGTACAAAGATGGTGTCAATTTTTCCACAAAGGCTTTTCCGAAAGATGAATACAGGAATATTGGTGTAGCATCTGATGGAATACGATTCGCCATGAAAGATGAACAATTTAAGAAAGAATTTACGGAAGCCCTGCAGAGTGGCAAGGAAGTAAGAGTAAAGAGGTTTATAAACAAACACCAGAGGGTATTCCAGGATGATACAACAATCGTATTGTAGGAGGGCATTATGAAAATGGCACTAACGAGGATAGGAAAAGAAAAGATAAGACAGCTTACTCCCATAACGGAGGGAGGAGAGGGATATATCTATGAGTATGGCAACGACATTCTGAAAATTTACAAACCTTGCGTTGATATTGCAGCCAAGGAAAAGAAAGTTGCCATGCTTATTGATAAACGGTTGCCAAAGGAGGCTATTAAACCTATTACGGCAGTGTATGATAACAGCAATAAGTTTATTGGCTACATCATGCCAAAGGCCGTAGGAGAGGAAGTAAGAGTCCTCACAAGTAAAAAATATCTGAAAGCGAATGGGATAACCACGAAAGATATTTTGGAAATACTCGTAAAGATACAGGATACCGTGAGAGATATACATTCTGCCGGGGTGTGTATTGGGGATCTGAACGATCAGAACATTCTCTTTGACAAAACTGGAAATGTGTACTTTATAGATTGTGATAGTTGGAGCGTGGAAGATGAAAAATGCGAAGTCTGTATGGACTTATTCAAAGATCCATTGATGAAAGGGAATGATTTTTCGGAGGAAACAGACACATACGCAGAGGCAATTTTGATTTGGAAAACCCTTACAAGGATTCATCCGCATGGTGGAACCATGACACCAGATATGGATATTGTAGAACGTATGAAACGAGGAATATGCGTAATAGACAATCCAAAAGTAAAAATACCAAGAACGATTAAACCGTGGAAAAATTTATCTCCCTATCTGATTGATTCTCTGAAAAAGATCTTTGAGAATAAGAGCCGGTCGATTGGGGATGAATTAAAACACATGGCAAAGCACCTTAAATTCTGCGATGTACACCATGAGTTCTATTATGGCAAATATACTCGCTGCCCGCTATGCGATAATAATGCAAATGTTCTTACTAAGCCGGTATCACAAGGGGTAACAGGAGGACTTACACTTATCACGATGCTCAAAGGAAACGATGTAAAAATTGTTCTAAATGAGCAGTGCTATATCAATAATGCAGGAGAAGTAGTGGAAGTTAAGAATTGGAATAAATTCGCATACGAAAGCGGAATTAAATATCATTTTGCAGAGGTTGGAACAGAGAATATTGTAATAAAAGCGGATGATAGAGCGTTCTGGTTTGCCACGGATAGAGAATATGTGTTTGAGAAGAAACACAAGAGCCCGATTTATGCGGCAGGAGATTCAGTATATTTCATAAGTCCTGCCAATACATTAACCTCTATCCAGATCACAAAATCAGGCAACGGAATACGGACGATTACAAAATGTGGATATGAGAGTTACTTTGCGGTATCTGAGGGACATTCGTGCGTTGTGAGTAGATTTGCAGAAAACCTCATTGTGAATCTGGATGGAAAAAACATTGAGATACCATATACTGATACCGTGAATAATTATGGAATACACAGAGATAAAATAACCGGAGGATGGCTTATCGTGTTGGAAAACGGAGCCGGACAGTTCTTTACATTTGTGTGCAATGAACATGGAGTGGCGTATAGCGAGGATCGCATTAAATATCAATGTGGGCTTGGCAATGTATGCTTTTATAACTCCAATATCTCAATACCTATTGATGGGAATATCAGAATATATTCGTACCAGAAACAGGCATTTAAAGATTTTGAGTGTGAAGCCGTATCGCCGGATAGCTGTTTAATCAAAGATTCCACAGCATTTACGATCATCAATGATGAAAATATTTATAGACTTGGGAGAACTGTACGATGAAAGGAGAAAATGGTATGACAGAAGCACAGAAAAAAGCAGTTGAGGTACAGAAAGAAATCGAAGAGGCCTGCATCCGGCATGGACTTAATCTTACTATCTTTGAAAATGGGATTGGATTTGTCGATCCTAAAGAGAACAAGATTGTCATGGTGTGGAGACCTCAGTATAAACCCGAAACGCCATCATTACGTCCTATGGAGGAAAACACACAGACAGATTTTAAACCGGCCACGCAGAAACCGTCAGGTGGCAATATGTCCGCTTTCATATTCGGCAATTCAAAGGGCAGTGGAAGATTCATTGGAAGCAAAAAGAAACACACAATCAGAGGAATGAAACGGAGGTAGGTTGATATGCCAAGTTTTAAATTGAAACCGGAGCACATAAAGATTATGACAGACCTTAATTTTAGAATCTCCATTTTAATAGATTCTAAGGATAGGTATAGACCGGCAATAGATGTTAAAAGACCATTCGGGAACAGCGGCCCAACAACGAATGTGTGTGAAATCATGGGATGGCACTGCGATGAAGAAAGTGGAGAATACGCTGCTGAGGATATTGAAAAAGCCGAAATGCTCATTATCGAGCTTCCAGTTGCTTTGCAGATCGTGATGCAAAACCACACATTTGAACCCGGAGAATATGAAGTAGGGGAATATTCCTCGGCATACTTCAATTATGTTCACATTCGCAATTATCACGCATTAAAATCTCCTATCGCAGAAATAGAGGAAAAATATAAAGACTGCGATCAAATGGAAAGGTTACATGAAGTTTGTATGAATGTATCTGGCGATAACCCGTGGAAAGTGATTGACGATCTGAAATGGTTTGCCCAAACCGACTTTCTGGCAGATGCAATAGCGGTATTTGAAAAGCATCGAGACGAACAAATCCTTGATGAATGGCTGAAAACACATGACGGAGAGGATTATTGCAAATATTGTCCCGAAAACGCTGAATGTCCTCATGGAATGGCTTGTTATAGTGGAGAACCTATCGAGCCGTCTTGCTACGGAGCAGATATGAAAGAATTTCTTTACACGGACTCTATTATTGAGGATGCACTGGAGGAAAGATATGGCGAAGAATAACAAACTGATAAATTCCCTGAATGAAATCGCCAGAAGAAACCGCTCACAGAACGTTGCTACTGCGGCAGACCAGATGGTTCCACAGATATATGCTGCGATTGCCATAGCACTTCACAGAACCTATGGATTCGGATATAAGCGTATCAATGATGTGTTCGTAGAATCACAGCATATTTGGGAAAGCTATGCTGGGGACGGAGCCGGTATGGTAAAGAAGTGTGAGGAAGAAACCGGAGTGACGGTATGTAGCCCGGAAGAAGCACAGAGATTGATGGAGATGCAGAATGGAATGTAACGGAAATTGCGGATCATGTGCTTGGCATGATAATTTTAATGGGACAACGGATTGGATATGCAGCAACGAGGACAGCGACAGCTACGGAGCAGTCACATCCTATGACGATTACTGCATTGATTACGAACCGAAACAACAAAAAACGAACTCAATTACACCATAAACTTTCAATTATATCATTTGACAAAGGATGACTATGTTAAAATATCGGTCTCACCGATATTCTATACATTTATCATCCTTTTTCTGTTAGAATGAGGGTGTCTTGGTAAAGGCGTTGGTGGATTATCCTTTTCTTATGTGGAGTAGTGCAATGCTACTCCATATTGCTAAGCCCGGATAGCTCAACTGGTAGAGCACTTGACTTGTAATCAAGAGGTTGTGGGTTCGACTCCCATTCTTGGCTCTTACCTCTCGATAGAGGGTAATGGTTCCTCCATGATAATATAGGGGCATGGGCGGCGATGAACCGCCCAGTAATGTGCGGTGGTGCAGCATGGTAGCACGTCTGTCTGATACGCAGGAGATCATAGGTTCAAATCCTATTCGCACAACTATTTAATTACAGAAAGGAGCAGCTATATTGGAAACGGAAAACGTATACTGCCCTGTATGTAAGGCACGGGCAAACCGTGAAAAACTTCTTTTCAAGAAAGCACCCGGAGCATCCGGCACGATTTTCATAAACTGCCGTGGGTGCAAGGAAGTAATAAAAATAGAATTAAGCAAAGAGCCTTTGAGCCGGTTAAGTCATAAGTAGACTTGATCGGTTCTTTTGTTTTATTCGGAAAGGGGAAACTTCATGTACGCAAGCAACCGTCCGACTCTCGGTAGGCGAATGTTAATGACTGATGAGAGGGAGATAACGAAAGACAATATCATACAGGTTGTGTCAAAAGCATTTATGGAACATCAGGAAAATGTTGCCGAGGAAGTATACCTTTTTGAGTATGAGAGAGGAAATCAGCCAATTCTCAACCGTGAAAAGAAAATCAGATCGGACCTCAATGCCACAGTCGTAGAAAACAATGCTTCAAAGATTGTGGACGTGCATCTGGGATATTGTTTTTCCAACCCGATTACTTTCGTACAGAGAGCAAAGATAGAACCTACAAAGAAACAGAAGAGAGCCTTATTCGGCTTCTTAAAGAAAAAGGACGAGGATAACGGAGAGAACATTGACGATTTGAAAATCGCCATGCTCAACAAAATGATGCAGGAACAGAGCAAAGCGGCAAAGGACATTGCCCTTGGAAGAAATCTGTTTATCTGTGGAGTCGGTTACCAGATGATGTTGCCGAACAGAAATCCAAGCCGTTATTCTCCATTTGAGCTTTTGGTTCCGAGTCCACTGACAACATTCGTGGTGTATTCCAATGATGCGTACAGAGAACCGGTGCTTGGATGTACCTACTTCATACACGATGATGGAACCATCACTCTAACAGCATATTCAAGTAGATTCTGTTACACCATTGAGCATGAGCTTAATACAACGGATTATCATTTGAAAGAGAATATCACTCCGAACCCACTGAGAAGAATACCGGTCGTAGAATTTGCATTGAATGACCGCATGGGTATCTTTGAAAAGGTTATCCCGCTCATGGATGCCATGAACCTTGTGGATTCAGACCGTATCAATGATATATTGCAGCACGTTCAGTCCCTACTTTGGATGCACAACTGCCAAGTAAATGAAGAGGGTAAGAAAAATCTCGTTGACGGCGATGGTGTCATTATGACAAAGAGTACCGGAGACGGCAAGGAAGCAAAGATTACCTACCTCAATCAGACATTGAATGAGAGTGAGGTACAGAAACTTGTGGATCATCTCAATTCCCAGTTGGAACAGATTACATCCACTCCGTCATGGCAGGAAGCAAGCGGCGGATCTACCACCGGAGCAATGCAGTTATCCAATGGGTGGCAGTGTTTGGAGATTTCCGCAAAGACCGTTGAGCAGTTATTCACTGAGCCGGAAATGCAGATTATTGATTTGGCAATAGAGATAATCAAGGCAGATCAGAGACCGTATGACGGTCTGAAAGATATAGAGACGGCAGACGTTGAAATACGTTTCTGCAGAACCAAGACATACGATCTGGTGTCTAAAACAAACTCCCTTGTTGCATTACTTAATGCCGGAGTAGACGGTCTCACTTCATTCAATACTGTTGGACTGTTTACAGATCCTCAGCAGGCATGGGTTGACAGTAAGAACATTATTGATGGCATCCAGAAGAAACTTGCATCCAAGGAAGAGAAAACACAGCAGCCGAACCCTAACGCCTATAAGGATGATGAGGGGAACGGCGGAGAGAACAACGAGGAAAAGGATAAGACAGAGGAATCAAAGCAGCCGAGCAAAACGGCAATGGTAGAAGAATAGGCGGTGTGAGATATGTATGATCCGGTACAATACTTTGATGAAATGAATATCCTCAAAGATGATAAGCTCCGCCGGATAAAGACCGCAAAGGAATTTATCAATGCCCTTGTTGATTTCTTCGCAGCACAGTTTATGAATCTTCTCTCCGGGATATTCCTTTACGAGAAGTCGAGTTCTGATTATGAAAATGAGCTTATGGATCTTTATTTTGCCATGGCTCCTGAATATCAGTACGAGACGGAGGTAAGAGAAAAGGCATACAGATTTGCAAAGTACATCCAGGAGGCAACCGAAAGAGCGGTAGCAAACGCCAACGGAAACGATGATTATAAAATGTCTCGCATGACCGGTGGCATTATGAAAGAAGAGGATGTTCCAAAGAGTGTTAAGCGGATGTTCTCGGAAGTCAGAGCAACCGAGATTGCCTTAAATGAAACCAACTGGATATATAACTGGATCAATCATCAGAGCCTTGCCGAGAGGCAGGACACCCACACATGGGTAAGCATGAGAGATGAACGTGTCCGGGTAAGCCATTGGGAGGCTGACGGGCAGACAGTTCCGATAAATGAGCCTTTTACCATCAATGGGTACAAAATGATGTTCCCACTTGATGATAGTATGGGCGCACCGATAGATGAAATAATCAACTGCCGGTGCGTGGAATTATAAATCAGGAGGTAGAGCCAATGGCAACAGCAAGCAAAAAGACGGCAGCAGACAAGAAGAAAATGGACGATAAGAAGAAAGTAGCAGCTTCCAAAAAGGAGACAGTGAAGAAATCTTCTGATAAGAAAGCGGCGGCTAAGAAGTCCACTGCAAAGAAAACTGCCACCAAGAAAACCACTGCCAAAAAGGCAGCAAAGAAAAACTAACTTCATACAGTTAGAGCCAGTGAGCCGGATGTGATGATAAATCGTGTCCGGCTCATTTTTCGGTTATTCAGGGAGAAATCCCTATCACATAACGGGTTAGAGAAAATCCTTACCAAACGCATACAACCATTGTCTTGCAGAGACGCAAGTAAAAAAACGCAGAAATTTATACGGAGAGAACCGTTCAAACGCAGGAGGTCAATTATGGCAGATGTAAACAGTACAGCAACTCAGAACCAGACACAGCAGCAGTCTCAGGCAGAACCGCAGAAGCAGCATACTACTCAGGTTCCCGGTACTCAGCAGCAGTCTCAGACAACCAAGCCGGAGGATAACAACAACGGCAATGAACTTACGGTTGAAAGTCTTATGGCGCAGCTTGCACAGGAAAAGGCCAATAACGCCAAGTTAAAGTCTGACAATGACAAGTTATGTACATCCGAGGGCAATCTGAGAAAACAGCTCAGAGCTAAGCAGACAGCAGAGGAACAGGAAGCGGAAGCAAAGGCAGAACAGGCGGCACAAAGAGATGCCTATGTCAAGGAACTGGAAAAGTTCAAGTCGGTAACAGAATCATCGGAGCGTTACTTAGGAATGGGTATGCCTACCGAAATGGCAAAGGCAACGGCAACGGCAGAGTATGAGGGAAATATGGATGTCGTTACTGGAAACATCTCTAAGTTCATGGCAGAGAGGGATAAGCAGAAAGAGTCTGAAATCCGTGCGCAGTATTTGGCTCAGATGCCTACACCGCAGTCTGGAAACGTAGGTCAGGTTGACTATTCAGCACAGATCAAGCAGGCAATGGACACAGGCGATATGCAGTCTGCCGTCCTTGCAATATTAAACCAGAGTGCCGCTAACAATCAGCAGGCATAACTTTTAAGGAGGTAATGAATTATGGCACAGGGCACAGCAACATCATTCGCTGTTCCTAATTTTAGCGGAATGTTATTCGCTAAAGGGCAGCAGGCAACACCGTTCTCTACTATGATTGGCGCAAGACCTCTTGTAACCAATCATGTAGAGTTTACTTGCGGTCAGGAGTACAACACAGAAACAGGCGAACAGCCTAAGATTTCTGAGACAGCATCCCTTACCGCTCCACAGCCGGAAATCGTAACCAGAAGTCAGCTTACCAACGTTACTCAGATCTTCCAGAAGTCCGTAGCGATTTCTTACGGAAAGCAGAGCAACATGGGTACACTGCAGGGTATCAACGTAGCCGGTCAGCAGGCAAATCCTATGGATGAACTTGCGTTCCAGGTATCTCGTAGAATGGCGAAGATCGCACAGGATATTGAGTACACTTTCATCAATGGTAAGTATGCGAAGGCTACTACTGATGCAGAGGCAAACCAGACCAGAGGACTTCTGACTGCGATTACAACCAATATACTCGATCTTGCAAAGAAACCCCTTACCTACTGGCTTGTAGCAGAGGGATTAAAGTCCATTCACGATCAGGGAGCAAAGACAGATAACATCGTCCTTGGTGTAGATGCAACCACTATGTTGCAGCTCAACCTTGATGCTCAGCAGAACAACCTGACTATCGTTCCTCTCGGAAGAGAAGTAAACGGTATCAAGTTACAGACCGTAGTGACCCCTCTTGGAGAGGTAGCAGTCGCATTGTTCGATACCATGCCTGCCGGTACTGCCGTTCTGTTTGATCCGTCCATCATGGCCCCTGTTCATCAGATGGTTCCTGGTAAGGGTAATTTCTTCTTAGAGCAGCTTGCAAAGACAGGTGCAGGAGAAACTTATCAGATCTTCGGTCAGATCGGTCTGGATCACGGTCCTGAGTGGATGAGTGCGAAGTTTACTAATATTTCCACAGATCTTCCTAGCAAGATCACGGCAAGCGGTACAACGGGTACAGCGGGGGAATAACAGGTCATACCCTTAACGGTAGTTCCGAGGTAGTTGATTCTTCTGAATCCACATCAACGGATGCGGATTCAGAAGAGACGGCTACTGACAAGAAGTACACAGAGGAAGAACTTAACGCTCTGACAGTAGCACAGATTAAGGCTATCGCAGCGGAACGTGGGTATGACCTGAAAGAAACCGTAAAAGCAAAGCTGATCGCAGAGTTTTTAACTCAGCAAGGGTAAGAAAGTGAGGACGGATTATGGACGCTAAATTGTTGAAAGTCATTTTAGATGATGAAACTCTCACTGACGAACAGATTGCCGTCCTCCTTGTGAAAGCTCAGAAACAGGCTGCAAATCAACACTTTTGGGCGGATGATGATATTCCGACAGAGGCAGAGTTGGAGAGATTTTATAACCGGTATGAGTTTGAAATCTATGATTTGGCGAAAGCCATAAACTCTGATGATGCGAGGGGCGGACTTGTATCTCACACAGAGCTTGGAGTTACCCGGAACTGGGGACAGACAGGTAAGAAAGATATTGAGTTGGCCTTGGCAAAGATTCCACCCAAAACCTATGTAGGTCTGTTAAGGAGGGATGGCAATGCCGAAGCTGAGACTTAAAGACCTCAGATTAAACCAAGTCCCTTTTTATTACCAGACTTATGACGGAACGGTGGATGAAGTGGACGAGGATGGCAACCTTACCGGAGAGAGCATACCGAAGTATTCAAATCCGGTTCGTGTGCTTGCGAGAGTAAGTCCGAACTCAGGAAATGCCGAGGACTCCCCATTTGGTAAAGATATTGTCTACGACAAGACCATATCAACCGTACAGAAATTGCCGATTGATGAATACTCAAAACTCTTCATAGATGTGGTTCCTATTCTCAACGAGGACGGTTCCACAGATACAGAACCGGATTATATATGTGTCTGCCCGAAACATGATTTGCAACAGAATCTATGGGCGATACGGAAGATTAAGGGGAATATCCATGCAGGACAAAATAACGATCAATCCCTTTGACACGGACAGCATAGATGAGGCCATTAAGAAACTGGAAAAGCGGAAAGAGCGTATACACAAATGCGCAGAGAAACTTATACAGAGACTTACAGACCTCGGAGTTGAAAAGGCACAGGAGTTAGTTCCGGTTGATACCGGTACGGCAAGATCTTCCATTATCGGTTATCTGGATGAGGCAGAGGGAGTTGGAATCATAAGTGCCGGAGGGTATTGCAAGTACATTGAGTTTGGTACTGGTGTAAAGGGTAGGGACAACTCACACCCAAGCGAAGAGTACAAGGCAATAATGAACTGGGCGTACAATTCCGGGGCAACAATCTTTACCACGAAAGACGGCAGAGAGGGTTGGTATTATCCGGCTGATGATGGCACATGGCGATTTACAGAGGGTATGCCGTCAAGACCATTCATGTATGAGACGGCGCAATATCTGAGGAAAGAAGCACAAAAAATAGCAAGCGAGGTATTCAAGGATGGTTAAGGACAATGTGAATTTGTATTTTACGAACCTCCTGAAAGACTTGCAGAAACAATACAGCAGTTTGAAAGGAGGACAGGTGTATAAAGCTACACCACCGTCATTCCCCTATATGTATTTCAAGCAGATAGGCGGAGACGGAGTGTTATCCACACTTTCAAATACAGAGGACGGTATCAATCTTGGATTGGAAGTCAAATTCTATTCAAACAAATCCGCCTCAGAAGTGCGGAAGTTAGCAAATTCCGCAAGGGAATATATGGTAGGGATTGGATTTCATTGTGACTACTTCTCCCCTGTGGAGAATGTAAGCGATACTTCCATTTCACAATTCCTTACCCGATTCTCAAAACTGGAAACATGATTAACTCCATCGGCTAGGGTCGCTCCCGAAAAGCACTCGCCTGGTGTCTGCCGGTGGTTTTAATAAATTCAAGGCTTTACCTCTTAGGCAAAGGGAAACACAAGGAGGTAGAACGAAGATGGCAAAATGTACAAATGTGACATATCTCATGCACGAGAAAGCAGATGCTCCCGGAACATTTGAGAAGTTGATCGACATTACTGAGTACCCGGATCTCGGTGGAGAAAAGGAAAAACTCGATGTTACAACACTTTCCGATACGAAGAAAAGAACCATTAACGGTATCGAGGACACAGGGGATCTTGCTTTCAAAGCATGGTATGAGAAAGCTGATTACAAGAAACTCTTGGATCTGCAGGAAGCAGGAAAAGTTGATAAATACCAGTTATGGTTTGGAGAAGAGGGTGTTGACGGCAAATGGGAGTGGGCCGGTGTTATGGCAGTATATCCGACAAGCGGATCTTCCAACAATGCGAGAGAAATGTCATTCTCCATTACTGATGAGGGCGAAGAGGCTCTTCATTATGTAACAGCGTGAAAAAGTGAAACAGCGGCAGGGGAATAATCCTCTGCCGTACAAATAGGACAGATTAACGAAAGGACGGTTAATAAGTATGATTTTACAGACAGCGAATGGACCTAAAGAGATTAAAGTAGCAGATCTCGATTTTACAAACCTTATGTGTGATCTGGAAGATCACGATGTAGATGTAATGGGACTTCTGGATGATGATACCAGAGAGAACATGAAGATTTTTAAGACAATCAGAGCGATCATCGCAGTCCTTACCGGCACAAAGGATCTTACAAAAGCCGGAAAGATACTGAGCGAACATTTGAAGTACGGTGGTTCCATGGATGAAGTCATGGAAGCCTTTACGGAGGCAATGAAAACCGCGGGTTTTGGCGAGGAAGCCGAGGAACCTCCGAAGAGCGGAGGAAAGAAAACCAAGGTGGCAACAGAGTAGAGGAAATAGATCTCAGTAAATACAAAACATTTACAGAGATTATCAATAAAGTTTGGCTTCCCAACGCTCTCCTTTATGGAGTTTCCTATGAGACCTTTTGGACATTGAACCCTACGAAATTAGAGCCATTCCAAAAGAAGAGAGAAATGGAAGCGAAAGAACAGGCCACAGCCTTAGATACGTTGGCGTGGTCCGTTGGTTCGTATGTCGTAGATGCCATGGCAATCTTCCTTGGCAGAAATGCTCCGGCATACCCAAGCCAACCAAGAAGCATGAACAGCACAGAGAACGCACCGCCGGGAGCAAAAATGACGGATGCAGACAGATTCGCTGCCTTTGCCGCAGAACATAATAAGCGATTGAGACAGCGAAGAGAAAAGTAGCTGATTACATGGGGATAGGTTGACGAACCGAAACAGCGCAAGTCCGGCGCAGTTCCCCATGTTTTCTTATTTTACGGACAAACAATACCACCCACGGACAGGGTTTTACGAAGTGAGGTGGCAAAATTGCCTGATAACAGAGTCGATAGCATTTTATTGGAAATAGAAGCCACCACTGACAAGGCAGACGGTGGTATTGATAAAGTTACAAAAGCTCTTACCTCAATGAAGAAAATCACTGAGGGATTAGATACAGAAAAGTTAAAACAGATTCTTGATGTAATGCGTGGTTTCTCCGGCGTTGGAGATGATCTTAAAAATGCCGGAAGTGGCATGAGAAGCATTGCATCATCCATTAAGTCTCTGTCAGGAGTTGATACGGCGAAATTAAAAGAGGTTGCGGCTACTGTAAAGGAAGTCAGCACAGCACTTGGAAACCTCGGATCGAATAATCGCGTCAGCATCAGAATTGATTCTGAGGGGGCACAGAGACGTGTACAGCCTTTGGAGAACGGTCAGCAAGCAGCGGCAGCCACAGAAAGCGTTGCGACTGCATCGGAAGAGGCACAGGCAGCAATGAACGGTGCCGCATCAGCGGCAAGTCAGTTGGCACAAGAGGAAAGCAACCTCGGAACTGCCGGACAAAGTGCAGCAGCCGGACAGACAAACTTAAACGAAAGTCTCAATCAGGCAAACACAAATCCGGCTAATAGACGTATTCAGGAACTCATAGACCAGATCAATAAGTACAAAGCCACTGTCAGCGGTATGGAGAGTGGAAAGATACGGTTTGATACCGGTCAGTATGAGGAAGCTGTGAATGGTCTCAGACAGGCGCAGGAACAGTTTAAGCAGTTCAAGGAAACGGTTTCACAGTCTCCTAAGAATATGGAGGATGTGGCAAAGTCCATTAAGTCCATAGGGGATGCAGCACAGAAATGTGGACTTGGAACCTTTTCTTCTATATTAAGTGGAATTGCATCAATTCTTCCGGCCATTGAAACCGGGGGCATGGCGGCAAATGCCGGATTCCAGTCTATGGCGGTAGGTCTTGAAGCCGTTCAGGCGGCGATACCGATTATTGGTATTATCCTGACAATCCTTACTGCAATCATCAATGCGGTAAGGCAAGTGGCAAATGCTGTAAAGAACGAGACACAAAAAATCATTTCTGCCGTGAAAACGGTAGTGAACAAAATCCGTTCTGGGATTGCTGCAATTATAAATAAATTCAAGGAACTCAAAAAGAGAGTGAGAGAGAGCCTTGGATTTTCAGAAAAACAATCCGGTGCATTTGCAAAGAAACTCGGCTCAATCATCCGACTTGGAACGTTCATGTTATTACGTTCAATGTTTACACACCTATTTGAACTCGTAAAAACAGGATTCGATAATCTTGTTATTTATTCAAAAAGAGCCGGAACAGAGTTTCACAAAAACGTAAATCTGCTCTACAACGATTTGCGACAGCTTGGAGCATCACTGACAACTGCATTTGAGCCAATACTGAATGTAGTTACTCCGATTCTGGATTATCTGATTCAGAAGCTCGTTGCAGCAACAAACGCATTGGCACAGTTCTTCTCAGCACTCACAGGTAAGAAGTTCTATACCAAGGCAATAAAACAGAATAAAGATTATACAGATTCCTTAAATGGTGCTGCAAAGGCGGCAAAGAACCTTACCACCGGCATAGATGAGCTTAACATCCTAAGTGATGATAAAAGCGGCAGTGGAAGCAACAGCGGAGCCGATGGAAGCGGTTATGAAACAGACGAGATTGCGGATAAGTACAAAAATCTTGCACAGATGATTAAGGATGCTTGGGATGAAGCTGATTTCTACGATGTAGGAAGAATGTTCGGGGAGAAACTGAAAGAAGCCCTCGATAACATTCAGTGGGACGGCATCAAAGCATCTCTGAGAAAGATTGCGAAGTGCATTGCGACATTCCTGAATGGTTTCCTTGAAACTCCTGGATTGTTCACATCAATAGGTGTGACAATAGCGCAAGCTATTAACTCTGCATTTGAGTTCGTTGATTCATTTGTAGAAAACTTCCATTGGAGCAGTCTCGGAACGGCAATAGCAGATCTTATCATTGGTGCATTAGATACTCTTGACTGGACTCTGATAAATAAAACCGCAAAGGGACTTGCACAGGGTATCGTAGATGCAATCAACGCTGCCCTGCAGACAGAAGATCTCTGGAAGAAAATTGGAACAGCAATTTCCAATGCAATAAACTCAGCGATTCTATTTGCAAAGACATTCGTTACCGGATTGGATTGGGCTTCACTCGGAACCGCAATCGGCAATTTGCTTGGCAATGCAATAGCAGGAATTGATTATGTTGGCATTGGAGAAACATTCGCCGGTTTTGTAAATGGTGTATTTACTGCCGTACTGAATTTCTCAAAGACTTTCCCATGGAAAGATATTGCTACGAACTTTGCAAACGGTGTCAACACAGCACTGAAAAAACTCGATTGGAATACCATCAAAGACGGTTTCGATACTTTCTGTGAGGGACTTGGAACAAATATAAATACCGCAATTACGGAGATCGACTGGAATCTTGTAGGCACAACGCTTGGCAACAGCATCAAGACACTTTTCAGCGGTCTTGGAAAATTCCTTGCGAAGATAGATTTCAAGAAAATCGGAAGTGACTTTGCGAGTGCGATAAACAAGGCAGTTAAGACTATCGACTGGAAAGAAGCCGGAGGCACAATCAATTCCCTTATATCTGGTGTATGCACACTGATTAACACTTTGATAGACGAGGTAGATTGGTACGAACTTCTAAAGGGCGTAGGAACGGCAATGTCCGAGATTGACTGGGACACAATCCTCAAAACAGTCTTTAAGGTATTTGCAGCCAAGTGGACATTCAAGAATTTGTTCAAATGGGTATCATGGACCGCCATTTGGAATGAACTGAAAACAAGCGTTGTTGAGGGAATATCAAAGAAGTTCGGAATTGGATCTGATGATGGAGAAATAAATACTGTCGGAGAGAAAATAGTCAGTGGCTTGCTGGGTGGAATATCTAAATCCCTTTTGCCAGCACCATTGCAGACAGCGTTGAGTTGTTTCGGAAATGTAACAGATGTTGTCAAAGGAATATTCGGCATAGGTGGTTCATCCGATTCAACCGTATTCAGCACACTTGGAAGTAATCTTGTCACTGCTTTCAATGGAGGCATCGGAAAGAAATTCTCAGACTGCCAAGCAAAAGTTACGGAGTGGGCCGGAAAGGTCAATGACTGGTTCTCGGGTACGAGCTTTGGAAAGATTTGCAAAGAGACTTGGGAAACCCACGGTCAGAACATCATAACCGGCTTTAAGGACAAGATAGGCAATGCTTATACCACCACGAAAGACAGCATCACGACTTGGGCTACTAAGGCTAAAGAGTGGTTCAACAATTCATCATTTGGTGGGATCAACATGGAAACATGGACCGGATATGCAAATGACATTATCTCCGGTTTCAAGACAAAAGTGGGAAATGCCTATACACAGACCAAGGACAACATTACCACATGGGCCTCAAAGGCAAAGGAATGGTTTAATAGTTCTTCATTCGGCGGAGTGAATAACGGTACATGGACCACCTACGCAAATGATATTATCACTGGTTTCAAAACAAAGGTGGGTAACACATACACCACCACAAAAGATAACATCACAACCTGGGCGAGCAAAGTTAAGGAATGGTATACGAGCAGCGGCTTTGGAAACATCAATAGCAATACTTGGCAGACCTACGCAAACAATATCATTTCCGGCTTCCGGGAAAAGGTTGGAAACACCTATACCACCACAAAGAACAACATTACTACTTGGGCGAGTAGCCTGAAAGATTGGTTTTCTGGATCTTCATTCGGAAATATCAACAATGCCACATGGACCACTTATGCAGGAAATATCATAACTGGTTTCAGGAACAAAATAGGACTGTCGTACACAGATACGAAAAGCAATATCACAACATGGGCTTCAAACCTCAAAACGTGGTTCTCTGATAGTGGTTTTGGAGGCATCAATAGTTCTAAGTGGAGTACCTATGCAGAGAATATTATTTCCGGCTTCAAAACGAAAATCGGAAACAGTTATACGACTTGTAAGAGCAACATTACAACATGGGCTTCTAATGTAAAAACGTGGTTCACAAATACCTGTTCTTATGACAAGTGGTATGACATTGCAAAAAATGTGGTAGATGGTTTTAAGAACGGTATAGGAAATCTGTACTCTACCTGTAAGAACAACATTGAATCGTGGGGCAGCAGTATTATCTCATGGTTCAAAGACAAGCTGGATATTAACTCTCCGTCCAGAGTATTCAAACGATTAGGTGCATATTCCGTAGAGGGATATAACATCGGCGTAGAGAAAGAGGGAGAGAAAACAAAAGGAATTGTCACTTCCTGGGTAGATTCATTCGCTGATATGGACGTGAACCTCGGAACACGTCTGAAAATCAATGACAGTGCATTGAAAGAATACAGCAACAATTATGGAAGTGATTTCTCGAATGAAGCAATCGTGCAGCGTGTGACAAGGGAGGTATCTACAAACGGAACCGTGCAGGCAACGCTTAATTCCGGCGGCGGTCTGAAAGAAGCTATCAAAGAGGCTCTGGATGATCTAGGAATAACAACCGCTGTGAGTGAGATTTCAAAGAATACCAAGACACAGGCTGATAAGAAAGAACAGACGATTGTTGAAATCGGTGGAAAGACAGTTACGGACGCAGTAACCACACAGCGCAATGCCAACGGTTACAGCTTCCAAGGAGCGTAAAGGAGGGATATGGAATGGCTTATATATCAGTAAATGGTTATGACTTTCCCCCTCCTAAACGTGGGGCAAAGCCAACTGTATCTACAATGGTGGATGCCGGAAGAAATGCCAACGGTACGGTCGTAGGACAGAGAGTTGGGCGAGATCAGTACAAACTTGACACTCTGGAATGGCCGTGGCTGACGGCAGCTGAGTGGAGCCGGATGCTTACGGTGCTGAGTGCGTTTTTCGTATATGTCACTTTCCCAGATCCGGTCACTATGAAAAAAATAACAATAAAGATGTACCCCGGAGATAGGACGGCAGAACCATATTGGATTGATACAGACGGAAATCCAATTACCTATCAGAGTTGCAAAGTAAACCTTATTGATTGTGGAGAGTGATGGCGTATGCAGAAAGTATCAAATGAATACAAGGCAAGCATGAAAAGCTCTCTGAGAGAGCGGTCATATATGATGATTTCATTCGGCCTGGTAAATCAGGAAGCACAGGCCAATGCAACCGTCATAGGTAACAACTTTGCCTACTATTCAAAGCAGACCGGGTTGTTCGGTCAGCGAAAAGAGACAACCGTATATGCCACATTGGAGCAGGACTTCACAAAGGTAGATGGCTCTATGTATTTTCTCCCAAGGGAGAATACTTCCGGGAATTACTACGACACCGGTTTGATAAGTAAACCTCTGATTCCATCAAGCGGATATGAGCTGCTTATCGAACTGAATGTTGTAGCAACAGACATTAAAGGACTGACTATCAATTTTGGAGAGGTTTATCCTACCCGGTTCGACATACTCACGAGTAGCGGACAGAGAATAGAGATTGCTGACAACGATCAGTCAGAGTTCAGTACAGAACAGGTGTTAGAGAATACCACATATATAAAATTCATCTTCTACAAGATGAAAAATCCATATTCCAGACTGAGGATTTATTCAATTCAGTTAGGCTACGGTCTTGTTTATTACAATGACGATATTATGGATTCTAAATTAGATAGCTACATATCCCCAATTTGCGAGGATGTTCCACAGATAGATTTCATGGTTAAGTTACAGAATTACGATCAGTATTTCAATGTAGACAACCCAAACTCAGCAATCAACTTCTTGGAGACAGGGCAGGAGATGTATGTCTGGTACGGTTATCAGTTGCCGAACTCAGACACTATCGAATGGATAAGAGGGGCAAAGTTACAGTGTAGTGCATGGGAAAGCGATGATTACTCGGCAACGATAAGGTGTCAGGATCTTTTCAGAAACATGGACGAGGAATATTACAAAGGCTGCTATGCTCCGGCAGGAATCACATATTACCATGCAGCAGAATTGGTCTTTCAGGATGCCGGAATTGAGGAATACTACATTGATCCGTACCTCAAAAAGTCAACCACAAAAAACCCCATACCGAGGGTTAAGCACAAAGAGGCTTTGCAGATTATCGCTAATGCCTGCAGATGTGTTCTTTCACAGAACCGGTACGGCAGACCACAAATTAAATCCTCATTCGCACCGGAGTACGACATAACGTGCAACGGAGAGACAGAGTATTCCCATGTTCGGAATATAAAGAGTGAGACTGCAAAACAGGAGTACGCTTCATTTGCACACAACTACACCACTGTAAATGCAGAAATGTATTATCTCCCGGAGAACCAGAGTAAGGCAGATAAGTATACCGGATATATTTCATTACAGCAGTCCAATAAGGATTGCCTATTTGAAGAAAATCCGATTATCTACATAACTCAGGAAACCGCCTGTATGTACTATGGTTTGCAGTTAATGTTTGGCTCTACACTGCCTGACGGAATTATATTCAGGACTTTCAATGACGGCAAAAAGGTGGATGAGTATGAGGTAAATTCGGACATTACAAAGAGGCTGATAGTGCAGCACGATTTTGATGATTTTGATTTGATGGAGATTGAGTTTACAAAGACAAAAGAACCATTCAACCGCATAGTCGTTGATTACTTCTCATTTGGCGATATAACGGATTTTACAATGGAAAGGCAGGATATGACCTCTTCTCCAAAATCAATCAAACAGGAGCTTGTCAAGGCAGTCAGAGTGCCATGCTATTCCTACCAGAAAGGAACTGCGGAAGAAACTCTTATTAGTGAAGAGACGGAGGCAGTAAAGGGAGATATTCAGACGTATTATCTCGGAGATCCGACTTATGGATGCAGAGCTACGTTCAATTCCTCGGCATCAAACGTCAGCATCATAGAAAACGGAGATTATTATGTGACAGTTAAGTTTCTGATTACTGGCAAGTACCAGTTTGAAATTATAGGACACAGATACAACATTGTTGAGCAGTATGCCGTAAAAACGCTCAATAGCAGAGGAAAGACCATAACATGGAAAAATCCTCTGGTAAGCGATATGGAAACGGCAAACCACTTGGCAGACTGGCTTGGGGATTATTACAACGCCGGTATTGAGTACGAATACAATACCCGTGGAAATCCAGAGATTGATGCGAACGACATTGTTTATCAGGAGAACGCATATCGCCCTGGATTAAAGGTCAATATCTATCGCCACATTGTTAATTTCTCACAGAGTTTATCTGGAAAGGTAATTGCCCGTAGGGTATCAGAAAAATAAGAACAGAAAGGAAGAGGAAAATGAATGGCTATTAAATCCGTACAGGCTATCGTAAACGGTGTGACTACCACACTCACATACGACAGCGCATCAAAGACTTACAAGGCTACGCTTACCGCTCCGGCAAAGTCCTCATACAATCAGTCAGGACATTATTACGGAGTACAGATCATCGCCAAGGATGAGGCTGGCAACACGACTACCGTAAACCAGTCGGATGCCACACTCGGAAGTAAGCTGAGGCTTACGGTAAAAGAGAAAACCGCACCGGTTATCACAATCTCTTCTCCGACAGCATCACAGTTACTTACGAGCAATCAGCCGACAATTTCATTCACAGTCACAGATGATGATTCTGGTGTCAATCCAGATACAATCAAACTGCTTATTGATGGTTCTGAAATATCTGGAATCACAAAGACAAAGACAACGTCCGGTTATTCATGCAGTTATAAACCGTCCACAGCACTTTCAGACGGTTCACACACCGTTGTTGTAAAAGCATCCGACTATGACGGCAATGCAGCTACTCAAAAGAGTGTTTCATTCAAGATCGATACTGTACCGCCTGAGTTATCAGTGACAAGTCCGGTAAACAAACTTGTCACGAATAAAACCAAAGTAACGGTAGCCGGAACTACCAACGATGCAACATCAAGTCCGGTTACACTGACAATCAACGGCAGTGCAGTAACTGTATATGACGATGGTACTTTCTCAAAGGATATAACCCTGAAAGATGGCTCAAACACCATTACCGTTGTAGCAAAGGACGGAGCCGGAAGAACCACGACCGTCACAAGAACAGTAACCCTCGATACAAAAGCACCGGTTATCTCAGATGTTTCATTGGCACCGAACCCGGCGGATGTCGGAGCAACCTATGTAATTTCTGTTTCGGTAACAGATTAGGCGGTGCGGCATGGCAGCTAACATATTGGTAAGGGACGTTACGATAAGTCCAAACCCCGTGCAGGCAAAGGGGAAATACACAATCTCAGTTTCCATTGAGGAACTGAAAGGCGTTGCATTTGTCGGCAATTATGTTGGCTCCTATGTCAATATATCAGACAAGGAAATTCCTGATAAATTGCCACTGGCATACGTTGGCAATTACACCAAAGGATAGGAGGCGATGAATAATGGCTGATATAGCAAATGTCACAGGAACACTTGACGATAAAGAACTGAATTTTCAGCACTCTATCGGAACCGTATATAAAGCCTCCGCAAGCATAGATGGTTCGGAAAAGGATCATGTAGCCGTATTGACGGCAACGGATTCTGCAGGGAATAGTACAACGGAAACAATGGTTATTTCTATCTCGGGTTCCTGGACCACTCCAAAAACAGATTGGTACGGTTACACAGACGATGATGGGATTTATCACGGAGACCGGTTCAACACGGAGGATTTCAACCGGATAAAGAACAACCTCGCATATCTCAGAGAGATAGCCGTGGCAATGTACCAGGAGTTTTCCATAAATGATCTGGGAGACGATAGGAGCAAAGACCAGTATTTTTATGCGGATGAGATAAATCAGTTGGAAGAAAACATTAAGCTCATAGCTGAAAACACATTTAAGCCGGACATAGGGGAGAACCCCTTATACACAGCGAATGGAAAGATTTTTGATTTCAACGAACTCAACCGCATTGAAAGCCTAATTTTGGATTTATTCAATCAGTTATTAAACCAATACAGAGGTCGGCAGATGCTTACCTTTAACTTTGGCATAAGGAGGGAGGCGTTCTAAGTGGCGTGGGAACGATTAAAGACAGACTACAAGGATGCCGTATGGTCCGGTCTGCGGAAGTTCATACCTATTGATAATGGAGACGGCAGTTATTCCGTAAAAGATGTGACCCAGTACACAGTGTACGATGAATCGTTTTTCGGTGCGTATGATGCCAACCGCATCAATACAGCCGTCAACGCAATCATGGCAGCATTGGAAAACGGAACAGATTTGTATGAGGTATTCACAGAGTTTTTTGAGAACCAGAAAGTTGAGTTTGACAAGAGAGCAAATCTGGATCTCGACTCATTCAATATCTTTCTCGACAATTTGCAGGCAACGGCAAATGCGGATGTTGTGCAGTTAAAGAAAGACTACACATCTGAAATGACAACGTTTGAGAACAATCAGGAAATATTGTTTAATCAATGGTTTTCAATGATTAAAGATCAGTTGTCAGCGGATGCAGCCGGAAAATTACAGAATGAAATCAACGATGTGGAAACCCACATCAGAAACCTTGCAGTGAAGATACATTTCAACGATACCGTTGGAACTGCTGCTGCAATAACTGTACAAAATGTAACATCCGGTAACAAATATACTGTTACAGATTATACTCAGCCTTTGTATCTCACAGAGGCAGGAGAGTACACAATAAGCATTGCGAATGACAACTATATAGTTGCCCCAAAAACATTTTCTATCAGCAATGCGGATCTTATGACACATAAGACTTTCAGAATCATGGACGGCAACGGATTGGCGTTTGTCGATGGTTTTGTAGGAGCCTATGTAAATAAATAACGGAGGTAGACAAAATGAGAGATTTCCCTAAGAGACTTGCAACCGCCGAGGACATTAGAAATTGTAAATCCTTGGTGGATGATGGCGCATTTGCAGCAAAAGACCTGTTGGAAGCCATCGAAGATCTTGAAAACATGAATTATCTTCACTGCCCTATCCTTGCGGTAGGAGAGGATAAGAAAACAGTAACTATCAACTATTGTGCAGAGGCAAAGGCCGGAACAAAGGCAATCGTTGGCAACAAGACTGTGAACATCACGAATGTTACCCACGAAGAGGGAGAACCGGATGAGCACACTGGAGATACCCAGTTGGAAACAACCATTATCTCCACTTCCGCTATGGTTTCTACCGAAGCCACGAAAATTGCAGTTACCGCACCTTACACAATTTATGACAGTCTCGGCATGACAGCCGAAGAACTGAATCAGATCAAGGAGGAATTGGCTAATGAGTAAATTCTACGGTTATGATGAGGCAATGGAGAATGATATTGCAAAGATAACCACTCCAAAACTTGCTCTCATGTCTGATGTGGTGGCATCAGACAAGAAATTCATCCGCATGGAGAACGGAGCACTTACTGTAATCGCCGGAGTTCTGATTGCAGTAGGAAATTCTGTTTTTAAGACAGAAAAGACCACACTCACAGCAAGCAATTTGGACGGAACAGCTTCAAAATTTGAAGTCGGAAAAGATTACTGCATTTATATCTGTGATCCTACTGGCGGAGATGCCACGAACTTTGCCGCAGAACAGTATCGTATTTCCCTTAATACGACATATCCAAACGGTTATACAGCAGTTACATCAAGAAAGATCGGCGGTTTCCATTACGGCGTAGTCAGAAAAACAAATAGTTCCGGTATTCCAATCAGCGCATCAGGCGCGGCATTAGGAAGTGGATGGGAAACAAACGTAACAGAGGGGATCGTTCCTAACTCTGTATGGACTCTTCTCCACAGGCCTACTTGTGATCCTACCGGAATGGTTTATATCGGACCGTTCTGGGGAGACATATATCTTTCATCCGACAATGGTGCCAGTGGTTTGCAGAGCAAAAAGGGTGCTGTGCCGATTACTGGAACAGAGGGATTAAACTGGTATATCGCCAACGAGAGAGCTATGAGAGTAGGCAAGAGACTTCCTACCTACGCTGAGTTCTGTAAGGGCGCATACGGATCTCCGCAGGGAGCGGACGGCAACAACACTTACGCATGGTCCGCAACTTCCAATACAGCAAGAACCACTTGCGGAAATGTTAAGAACGCAGTTTCTGCAACGAACGTTCGAGACCTTGTTGGAAACGTATGGAAGTGGCTTGATGAGTTCATTCACGACCCTACCGGATCAGCATGGAACTGGTATGACGTTATGAGCGGTCAGAAAGTTGGCCAGCTTTACATGGCCAACAACACTGGCTTGCGCGCGCTCGTTGGCGGTGGCCACTGGAGCCACGGGGTTCACGATGGTTCGCGGACTGTGGCTTGCCACAATTGTCCGTGGAACGTGGACGCGGGCGTTGGCGTGTGGTGCGTCTGTGACTCGCTGTAAGCTGATGGGGACCGGCGAAAGCCGAGTCCCTTGCAGTTGAAAGGTTGGGTGTAATGGCATACGAAAGCAAATATGAAAATCCCTCCACTCTGAAAATGGACTACATCCATACAGAAGCACACCAGATGGCCTACGACCTATCGGTATATCTCCACAAGAAAGTGAGAGAAATGCCACATTATGAGAAATTCACTCTCCAAAAGGATATACGAGAATGTATAGACGGAATCATGGATGAGATAGAAGCATACGAGAGGTCAAAGACAATCAGCCATCTTTACACAGCCGACAGGTTGAAAGGAAGATTGGTACGGAAAATCCGATTGGCACATGATCTCAAATATTCTGCAATGAACGACAGAGTATACAAATATTGTGCAACACAGATCGGTATTCTTGGTGCGTATATCGGAGGGTTAATAAACAAAGCACAAAAGGAAAAGAAATCAAAATAAGCAACTATCTTGGGGTAGCTGTTAATTCGCACTGTCGCTCCGTGGCTTGCACGCGCTCATTGGCGGTGGCAACTGGAACAACGGGGTTCACGATGGTTCGCGGACTGTGAATTGCAACAATTATCCGTGGAACGTGAACACGAACATTGGCGTGTGGTGCGTCTGTGACTATTTTGAAAACTGTCAGATTGGTGGAGCTATGGCTTGCCAACAAGGATTATTTGATAATCATTTATTGAATAGTCAGACGGCTATCCCGACCCGTGCAAACCGGGCGAACTTAAAACAGCGAAGCCAAATAGTAGCGAAAGCGAAGGAAGTGTGGCGTAAGCATTATTTATGAAGAGAATAACAGGTCTTATGAAAAACATCTGTACCATGAAGAACGCATTAAACGCATACCAAAAAGCGAGGCGGTGCAAAAGGTACAGACCGGAGGTTTTGGAGTTTGAAGCAAACAGAGAGGAATATCTCGGCAAAGCCATTCGGGAATTGGAAAGTTTGACATATACTCCTGGAAAGTACAAGGTATTCAAAGTTTGGGAACCCAAAGAGCGTATAATCATGGCTTTGCCATTTTACGATAGGGTTATCCAACATATGATTGTCAATTACATAGAGCCGATATTTGAGCATCAGTTCATCTACCATTCCTACGCTTGCAGAAAAGGGAAAGGTGCTCACAGAGCCAGCAAGCAGTTGACAAGGTGGTTATATAATCTGGAAGTTGTGCAAGGTAAATCAGTCTATGTACTGAAAGCCGACATACACCATTACTTCCAGAGCATAGACCACAAGGTTCTGAAAAGAGAAATTAGAACCTACATTAAAGACAAGGACTTACTCGTAATCCTTGACCGGATAATAGACCATAATGGGATATTCCCGGATGGTGTCGGCATACCGGTTGGAAATCTTACGAGCCAACTATTTGCCAACGTGTATTTACACCGATTGGATATGTTCGTAAAACATACACTTCATGCAGAACACTACATGAGATATATGGATGATTTTGTGATTATATCAGAGGATCTTGAACAGTTGAAACGGTGGGAGAAACAGATAGAAATATTCCTTGCGGATGTTCTTAAATTACAATTAAATCCAAAAACAACCATTGTTTATGCAAAGAACGGAGTGGATTTTGTTGGATATAGGCATTGGAACTCTACGAAGAAAATCAGAAAGGATGCTATGCGTAGACTGAAACGCCTTATGAAGAATTTCAAAGATGGAACTATCACGGAAGAATTTTTCGACAAATCGTTTACAAGTAGAATTGGTTCGATAAAACACGCCGACACCTATAATCTGGTGCAGAAGATCACCTGTGAAGCAAAGGAGTTAAAGGAAAGTCATGCGTGATGGAAGTTATGTCATTGTAGATAGGCTGTGTGAGGCAACCACACAACTGCTTGAAATAATTAAAAAGCAGGAAGAAATCATTGAGCAGTGCAGAATATCGGATGAACTGCATAAGGAACTCGATGATATGAAAAACGACGTGGATCAGAAGATGGATTTAATTGAGTATGATTTGAGATCATACAGACGGGAGCGTGAAGAATGATAGATTTTATCGTGAAATATTGGATCGAGTTTCTTTTTGGATTGATAATCAGTGGAATGGGCGTGATGGCGAAGCTGATGTACAATCAGCACTTAAAAAACAAAGCCATTGACAAGGGTGTAGAAGCTCTTTTAAGAAATGGTATCGTTCAGACATACAATAAGTGGTCTGAGAGGGGTTACTGCCCCATATACGCACGAGAGAACGCCACAAGGATGTATGAACCTTATCACATACTTGGCGGAAATGATGTTGCGACAGACTTAATCGAAGATCTGAAAGGACTACCGACAGAACCGCAAAAGAAGAAAGAGGGTGTAGAAGATGATACTTAAAATTTTTATAGGTTTCGCTCTCGGTTACATTGCAGCTTGCGTGACATTTTACATCCTGCAGAAAAGAGAGCGTAGGCGGAGAAAAGAGAAGAAAAAGAAAGTAAGCCTGAACACCTATGCAAAGGTAGCCACTACTGCGGTATTGGCTCATGGGATGATCCTTACATCGTGTTCCTATGTTCTCTCATGGATAGGCATGGACCCGGTGGTGGATGTATCAAGCACAATCGTCAAAGAAATCGTAGCTCCATTGGTGGTTTACCTTGGAACAAATACGATTATGAACATCTTTGAAAAGAACAAACTCAGTTTTTCAGTACCAATCAACAGCACCGTCATAAGCAAAGACGGAACCACACACAAAGCCTCTGATGATGAGGCAGTAGGATAGGAGGTCATATTATGACAATGGAATTTTTAATTGTAGCACTGTTCGCGGTATCATTACTCACAAACCTTACCGTTGAGGGAATCAAGAAACTTCTGGATAAGAAATCTGTTGACTATTCATCGAATGTGATGGCAGCAGTTACCGCAGTCGTTATCTCCGTGGCACTGTCCGCCGGGTATCTGATTTACACAGAAACGATGCTTAACGCAAAGATTGGCGTTGAACTCATTGCCCTTGCGTATCTTAGTTTTTTAGTTGCCACGAACGGATATGACAAAGTTATTCAGGCAATCAAGCAGATCAAACAGATTGGAAACCAGTAAGAGAATATTATTCAGAGCCATGAGCCGGATGTGAATTAACACACCCGGCTCTTTCTTTTTAAGGAGGCACGGATCATGGCATTGAAAGGTACGACAGCACAGGAGAGGGCATGGAACTTCTTTTGTGCTAAAGGAATAAGCCATTACGCCGTAAGTGGTGTCATGGCAAGCATAAGAGCCGAGAGCGGATTCAATCCTCGCAATCTGCAGAACAGTTGTGAGAAAAAGAGCGGGTATACAGATGAAACATATACCGCTGCGGTAGACAACGGCAGCTATGGAAACTTTGTCCGGGATTCCTACGGCTATGGGTACGCACAGTGGACCTATTGGAGCAGAAAACAGAATCTTCTCAATTTTGCCAAGAAGAAAAATAAGTCCATCGGAGACGAAGAGATGCAGTTGGAATTTCTGTGGGAGGAATTGACCGGATCGTACAAAGGGGTTCTTACAAAACTCAAAGCCGCAAAATCCACACAGGAAGCATCCAACATTATCCTGACCGGATATGAAAAGCCGAAAGATCAGGGACAAAAGGTAAAGGCAACCAGGGGATCTTATGCCAAGGAATATTATAACCAGTTTGCAGTGAAAAAGGAGGAAAAGACAATGAAAGTAATTATCGGAAGTGCAAGAAGAGATGAGAACGGAAAGTATGCCGGAGGCAAGCCGGGAGATCAGGATGGCGTAGAGGTAAGCACACAGAATTATTATGTTCATACCAAAGGATGGTATATGTTCCGCTTCCTGAGTGACGAACACGCAAAGAAAGTTGCTAAAGCAATGTGGGATGCCTGCATGAACAACAATATCGGCTACTGTCAGGCACACAGATCCATTATGGCAATGCTTAAAAAGTACGGCAACATGAAAGCAATCGGAGAAAAGACAGAAACAGATTGCAGCGACCTCGTAAGAGGTTGTATCTATGAGGCAACCGGCATTGACGTGGGAGCTTTTAGCACCGCAACGGAGCCGTCAGTATTAGAAAAATCAGGCCTGTTTGCTAAAAAAGTTTCCGTTACATCTGCAACCGTCCTTAAATCAGGAGACATTCTGGTTACAAAGAGCAAAGGGCATACTGTTATCGTTGTTTCCGTAGGCGGATCCGCCCCAAGCGGAAGCACATCAACATCCAAACCGGCAGTGTCTGGCAGTACAGCAAGGGTTGAGAGTGCAAGAAGTAAAGATGCAGCAATCGCCGGAAAATACAAAACGACTAGCAATCTGTACCTGAGAGTTGGAGCCGGCACCGGTAAAACTGCAATCACTTTAATGCCAGCCGGATCATCGGTACAGTGTTATGGTTACTACACAACCTACAACGGAACACGTTGGTATTATGTGGTATATGGAGACAAAACCGGATTCTGTTCATCTGCATATTTACAGAAAGCCTAA